ATGTTCACGCTGGTTCTTTTTGTGTGCTACCTGGATGGCGGTTGTGAAGATATCGTGGTTGATGTCTACAAAACTGAGCAGCAGTGCCTGATATCGATGGACGATCAACGTATTCGTAACGGAGGGTGTTTACCCGCGGATGACTACATCGATAGTTTCTGGCACCCGGCCCAGGAATACAGCGATTTTTGATTATTGCAGTTGTACCAGCGTTAACTCGCCGCCAAATACAGCACCGGTATCAATATAATGCAGATTCTCGCGATCCAGCCGATGGCGCAACGGCGTGTGGCCAAACCAGAAGTGATCCGCACCGCGAATCCCACAACCGTTGTTCATTAGCCTCGAACGATCCCACAGCACACGCTGTAAATCGATCTTTTTTAGCCACTGATAATCATCATCCGGGTAATCGGCATGAGCAATAACGTGTATGCCGTTTTGACAGTGCAGCTCCAGAATCCAGGGTAATTGCCAACACTCTTCAAGAGCGAATTTCGCTGCCGGTTGCTCCGCCTGCGCATACCACGAGCCACCATTCATTAACCACATGAATTTATCCCCCGTCGCCAGCGCGTCCAGCGCCATCTGTTCATGATTCCCCCTGACCGCGACAATCCAGCGTTTACGCAATAATTTCAGGCAACGCAAACTGTCTGGTCCACGGTCAATAACATCCCCCACTGAAACCAGCAGATCCAGCCAGGGATCAAAACGGTACTGGCGCAGTTTAGCCATCAGTATCGAGAAGCAGCCGTGGATATCCCCAACCACCCAGACGTGACGCCACTGCGTACCGTCGATTCGTTGATAGATATTGTCAGGTCGTCCCATGTCGCCTCCAGAGTACAAGGGTACCTGATTATAATTTTAGCAATGATGGTAAAAAAGCCTGGACGATCGTGGGCAGGAGTATGGTATGGTTTATGGAGAATGCAGCATGCGATAAGCCGTGTTTTGCCCTGGATGGCATCGCATTCGCCACATAAAAAGAGACCGAATACGATTCCTGTTTACAATTCAAAACGTAATAATCTATAAACTTCAATAAGTTAACGCCAAAAACCCACTAAAAAACACCTCCTGATACTTACTATTGCACCCATTCAAGATCAATCAGTTGCTATTGATTTCGTGGCGTCGTCGGGAAAAATTCGGGATCGCATTGATCCATCGGCTACCCATTTTTTAAGAATTCATCAATTCACAAAACCATCATTCCGATTTACCTTACAAGCTCCTTTTAAATCTTTAACGGTGCGCACCACTTTTTCTTACTTCCCTATACTTTCAGTCTGACATATGGCTGGAGGTTTCTATGTGTGGACGCTTTTCACAGTCAATGACGAGTGAAGATTATCTTGCCCTGCTCGCTGATGAATCTGAACGCGACATTCCATATGACCCGGAACCGATCGGTCGTTTTAACGTGGCGCCAGGCACCAAAGTTCTGCTTCTGAGCGAACGTGATGAGCAGTTGCATCTTGATCCAGTTATCTGGGGTTACGCCCCTGGTTGGTGGGATAAACCACCGCTTATTAATGCGCGGTCTGAAACTGCGGCCACCAGCAGAATGTTTAAGCCACTTTGGCAGCATGGTCGCGCAATTTGCTTCGCTGATGGATGGTTTGAGTGGAAAAAGGAAGGCGACAAGAAACAACCCTACTTTATTCACCGGGCAGACGGTCAGCCAATTTTTATGGCAGCGATCGGCAGCACACCATTCGAACGTGGAGATGAAGCAGAAGGATTCCTGATAGTGACAGCTGCGGCCGACAAAGGACTGGTAGATATTCACGACAGGCGCCCACTGGTACTGTCACCAGAAGCCGCTCGCGAATGGATGAGGCAGGACATTGGAGGGAAAGATGCTGCGGAAATTGCAGCCGACGGTTCCGTGTCGGCTGATAAATTTATATGGCATGCCGTAACGCGTGCAATCGGGAATGTGAAAAATCAGGGAGCAGATTTAATTAAGCCTGTTACTTAACCTGAAGAAGATCCTCATAGCGGGTCGTGTATCGTGGTGACAGCATCTCTCTCTTCATCGCCCATTGTTGCTGGATCCCCTGTCCGGCGAAATAAAGCGCCCCCTTTCCTTCCTTTGCATTCAGATAATCCAGAACTTCCATCAGCTTCTCACTACCCCGGCGAGGCGCATTATCATCGAACAGATTCAACTGGGCGATGCCCTGACTGAAGAAGTCCCCCAGCATTACCCCGGCTTTCTGATATCGGTGTCCGTCTTTCCATATTGCATCCAGACTCCTCGTCGCTGCTGCAATGATATCCCGGCTGTCCTGTGTCGGGGTGAGCAGCTTCACCGACGCGCTGTTACTGTAGTACGGTTCGTTCAGCGCAAAGGGTGACGTTTTAACAAAAGTAGATATGAAGCGGCAATACTGATGCTCTCCACGTAACTTTTCTGCTGCGCGCGACGCATAACTGCAGATGGCCTGTCGCATAGCGTCATAATCTGTAATACGTTCCCCGAATGATCTGGAACAGACAATTTCCTGCTTTACGGGGGCAAATTCCTCCAGTTCGAGACAGGGTTCGCCACGCAGTTCGCGCACCGTTCTCTCGAGGACAACATTGAAGTGTTTCCGGATAAAACGAATATCAGTATCAGCAAGATCCAGAACCGTTTTAATCCCCATAGCCTCCAGCTTTTTGCTGATACGGCGCCCTACTCCCCAGACCTCATCAACCGGCAGTGCAGCCATCAGTTTGCGCTGGCGCTCCTGATTAGATAAGTCCACCACCCCACCCGTTTGTCTCGGCCATTTTTTGGCGGCATGATTCGCCAGTTTCGCCAGCGTCTTTGTCTGGGCAATACCAACGCCAACCGCCAGACCCGTGTTTTGATAAACGGCATCTTTTAATTCCTGCCCAAATTCCTGCAAAACCCGGCAGTTTCTTACACCAGTCAGATCACAGAAGGCTTCATCAATTGAATATATTTCGCAGCGGGGAGACATTGCCTCCAGCGTGGACATTACTCTGCTGGACATATCTGCATAAAGCTCGTAATTGCTGCTGAAACAAACCACACCATATCGCCGGAATAAGTCCTTCTGCTTGAAATACGGATCCCCCATTTTCACACCAGCTCTTTTGGCTTCAGCGTTGCGGGCGATCACGCAGCCATCGTTATTTGACAGAACAACTACCGGCCTGCCTTTCAGATCTGGCCGGAATGAAGTCTCGCAACTCGCATAAAACGAGTTCACATCAACCAGGGCAAACATATCAGCTTGCCGCTTTCACGATAAATGTCACAACACCAAAGATATCCAGCGTATCTTCGCTGTTTATCGTAATGGGTGCATAAGCATTGTTTTCAGGAACAAGCATCAGTATTGGATGTAACTGAAGACGTTTAACCGTGAACTCGCCATCGATGGCAGCGATAACAATATCTCCATGTGAAGGCTTTCTGGAACGGTCGACTACAAGCAAATCGCCATTTCCGATCCCCGCTCCAGTCATAGAATCACCAGACGACTTCACGAAATATGTTGCACATGGGTGCTGAACTAATAGTTCATTTAGATCAATACGTTGTTCAACGTAATCATGCGCTGGAGAGGGAAAACCGCATGGAACAAGATCACTAAATAAGGGAAGCGCAACTATCTGGCGCAACTCAGCTGGTGAATAAAACTTCATAATAAACTCACTCGCATTTATACTGTTTATGCATACAGTATATACTGGCATTAAACACAGTAAAGAGGAGTTAAAGCATGTTCGTGGAACTCGTTTATGACAAAAGGAATTTTGATGGTCTGCCCGGTGCAAAAGATATCATTCTGGGCGAATTGACCAGGAGGGTTCACCGGATCTTCCCCGATGCCGATGTTCGGGTTAAACCGATGATGACACTGCCGGCGATCAACACCGACGCCAGCAAGCATGAGAAAGAACAAATAAGCCGTACTGTTCAGGAAATGTTTGAAGAGGCTGATATGTGGCTGGTTTCAGATTAAACGCCTTGAACCGTCATATTACTTAAGTACAATCCGCCGTGACTGGCAATCATTCAATACTCGCACTATCGAACGTTCGCCAGTTGGCCGCAATCATGCTCTTGCATACGGTGTGGTTGCGGCAACCATCAATTTTTACACCTGTTCCTGCTGCTGATTTTGCTGGCGCTCGCGTTCAGCTTTTTCCATAGCATCCAGCATCTCTTTCTGTTTCTTATTCCAGACACTGTCCTGTGGCATTTCCACACGAACTGAAACGAACTGATCTGCCGGGATATCGACAGGGTCACCGTCAGCCAGCCCGGGACGTTCGTTCCTGGCAAACGGAGGGGAATCCGGATACGTGCGATGAAAAGTTTTCACCAGAACAGAGCCCTCAGAGTCCACCTCGTAATCCAGCCAGACAAGAGGTTGCCTGTTGCGGTCTTTGGGAATATCAAAACCACCATCAATGCCACCCCACGCGGCATCTGCATTCATTCCAATACACCCGTTAATACGATACTCACCAGTTCCCACCCGCGTGACCGTACAGCCTTCTGATTCATCATTTGTGTCAAACCGACCATCTGCATAGATTTTAATTATCGGAGAAGCTGCTTTTAGTGTTCCGTCTGCTGACCTCGTTGTATTTCCTGTATGATAGACCGTCATCCATCCTGTATTAATGCCGTCTGCCATACTCATAAACTGCATGGCTTTGCCACTGAAAATTATCGCAACAAAAGCCTGCTGCTCTACGGGCGAACCTGACCCTACATTTCGATCAGACAGACGTAATCCCGATCCATAAGTTCCGGTACCACCAGAAGTGGAAGGGTTTACATTAAAAAAACGAGTACCCCGGGTCTTATCCCACAAATCTGAGATGACTGGGAGATTTTTAGAACCGACGCCGAATGAGCCGACAGCCAGTACATTGTCATCCGCCTCACCAATATTATGCGTTGCGGAATCTCCAAGTTTGAGCGATTGCCTTGCCTGACTGGCATCTGTTAAATCTGACAGGTTTTTATCTTTCTCCAGTCGTTTTGACAAGTTCTGACTTAAATCTTCTAGTGTTTGTGCAATGCCCCCCCAGGCTGGCCCTGTAAAAGAACTACCGTCCGGCAATTTTACAGTTGCATCACCGCTGCCACTGAAAATACTTTGCCAGTTCTGTTTGTCGTAGTTCAGTCCGCGCAGGGCTTCTGCACTTTGTGCCACCAGCGCCGCGGTGACCATATTCAGCGCCACACGAGGAACAGCAGACCAGGCCGCGCCTGATTGTGTTGGCCCGGTGTAGTTACTGACCAGCGTCAGCGCCGTGCCACTTTCCACGGACTTAACCGGAAGCGTATAGGGAACACCACCGACCGTGACAACAATAAAATCTCCGGCCGCCACCTCGGTGGTAAACACAGTCCCGCTGCCAGCGACCGCAGCAGAGTTATTCGTCAGGGTTAAGGTTCCTGCTGACATAATTTTTCCTCAGTACATGTTCGGAAGAATGAGAATGGGCATGGCGATATTTCTGTTTCGGGTCATATCCCATGCGCCAGAATTGCGGTCCGCAAATACTTTGTTGTAGGCTGACCTGACGCTACCGCCTGACATGACGACGCCTTTGGTTCTGATATTTCCCCATCCACCAATCATTCGTACCTGAACGCCGGTATAGACTATCTGGCAGAACCCGCCGCCAATATCCTGGAAAGCATCGGTGATCTGAATTTGTCGGTCATATACAAAGGGGCGTTTCAGCGTGGAGAATGTCACCTGGCCTGCGGCGTTGGTCATTGTGATGCCGTCGCCCCCGACAGGTGCGGTCTGATTGAATATCACCAGGTCAATCGTCGCCGTTCCGGCCACGTCGTCCCGTCCTGTGTAGGAAATATCGCGCACGATGATATTGCCGCCATCAAACCCCACCGACACATTCGGGTTATCCCATTTGCCAAAAGGAATACCGCTCACCGGAAGCGGCGCACTACCGTTAACCGTAATGCGTCCGGAATAAGCGCAGGTCATCAGCGCGGCCTGATTGGATATAGCAGTGAAGTCAGTTGAGTTTGAAACCAGTAATCCTTCGTTATAAGTGGCGGCTGGCAGCAGCTCCATGACATAACCTGACCAGTCTGGAGTAAGGGCTTTACCCCCGATTGTCTCAGCGCCAATGATGACACCGGCGTCCCCGTTTCTGGTGACCCCCGTCATAATGGCCACATCAAATTCAGCAAAGGAATAGATGTAAATGGGATTGGTGGGCACCACGATAGCCTGTGATCCTGGAGCTAGCGGTGTATTGACCGGGTACTGCATTGACTGGGATGACCATCCCGAGAACGTTGTGCAAAAACTGGGGGCTCGCAGCCCCGCAGTAATAGCCATTACCGGACGACCATCGTTGTAATTAATAAAAATCCCCTCCGACATTATTACCCCCTGAATGTGCCGATCTGAACACTCCCACCATTTGTCAGATTAACGAGAAGTCCATAACCATCGATTACGACTTTGTTATTTATCCCGTTAAAAGAGAAATTTCCGCTGTCGGCATAGAGTTTCCCATGCAATTCAGCGTTTCCATTTTTATCAATGCGCCAGCCTGCTGAACCAGCAACGAAGTTATTCGACTGGATAAAATTACCAATTTTGGCATTGGTAATGCTGCCATCCCGAATAAACGCATCGCTGATAAATACCTGACCATTGACCACCGCAAACGGTGAATATTGCGTATCACCGCTGCCACTCATCAGGACGAACTGATTGGCGTTAAACCCGACGCGGGTGACTACCGGCTTACCCGCTTCCGCCAGCACCGCAATCGACATCCCGGCGTTATACATCACACCGTTTATTCGAACCCCGGTTTTAAGGGTGTAAATCGCAGATGCCCCGGTCGCATCAACCACGGCGGTGAGCTTATCTTCCAGCGCGGCAGTCACATCATTGAACTGCGCCTGCACCTGCGTCGACATTTCAGCCATGGCCTTATCCACCTGCGCAATGGTCGTTTTAACCACCAGAATATCCGCGCGCACTTCGCCGTACTGCGCCCACTGATGTTCCACCGTTCCATGGTTAGCCAGCGCATTCTGCAACGCAGCTTCCAGATTAGTATCAATGTCGCTTGTCAGGCGATCACCGTCGGCAGACGTCAGGAAGTCATCGGCAATATCGCCCAGGTAGTCATCGGCATTCGCATTAGATTCACCACGAACCCAGCCAGTCCAGTCACTCTGGTTGCCGATACGGTCGACCAGACGAGCCCGGTACCAGAACTCCTGACCAGCCTTCAAACCCAGTTGGGTGTATGTGTGTTGCGGGTAAGGAACCCCAGCAAGCAACAGAGGATTATTCCCGCTACCATTAACTGAATACTGCAGTTCGGTCTGGAGGGTATCTCCGGTATCTGCCGGGAAAGACCAGTCAATCTGAATACCCCAGTTGATAGCTGTGGTGCGCAGACCAACCGGTTTGGGAACACCCCCAGTACGTCCAGTGAGATGAGTCAGAACAGAAGAGGCCCACAGACTGGACGCTCCACCAGAGTTAATGGCGCGGACGCGCACAAGGTAATCACCGGAATAAATCCCGGAGACCTCTATATTGCGCAGGCCTGTTTCGGGAATATTGATCCACTCATTATCACCGCGTTTCCACTGTGCCTGATACGCGACAATATCCGCCTGAGGTTTCCCGTTTTTATCTACTGGCGCATCCCAACTCGCAACCATGGTCGCAATACGCTGCCCCTGCCGGACCGAGTCGTAGCTGCTAATTGCGATGTTCGACGGTTGCCCTACCAGGCCTGTCGGTATCAAACTGATCGGTGGCGTATCCAGCCGGGCGTTGTTATCAACGGCATCGTACTTCGCCCCGTTGTACTCTGCACCGGTGATACTGTAGGTGTTCTCCTCATCGTTAAATGTCAGGTTGGTTACACGGAAATACTGCAGGCGTAACTGGCCGGCATCGATAACAAAAATGGCATTAGGTAATGGCTCAGCGGTAAAGGCGGTTGCCAGTATCAGTTGCTGGCCATTAACTGCCTGGATGGTTCGGCTCTCAACGGTACCACCCTGAGTACGAATCATCAGAGTGTCGCCGGGTACGGCACTTGTCCCCCGATCGGTAGTTACAGATTTCAGCGCGGCGTTGTATTCAGTAATACGTCCACCATAGACACGGCCAGACAGCCGCTCATCCGCAAACGCAAATACGGTCCCTGGTACATAGGCGAAGCCATCGAGTCCAGTCTGAACAGTGATAATGCGATCCAGCGAGTTGGAATAGACGGCCCACCCTCCGCGGCGCTGCGCCTCGCTTTCACGTGTACAGCCAATAGCCGTCAATTGCGTCTGCTTAAACTTGAACTGCTTAACCAGCTCGGGAAACATCACTGCCGTTGTGCGGTCCTGATAGTGGTTATCTGGGTCACTAAAGTTAATCAGCGCTGAGCTATAGCGGTTCTTTTCACTGCCGCTGGAGTACGTAGGCTTACCAACAACAGAAGCTCGAGTGAGTATCTGAAGTTTTGACGTATCAGCTGGCATATCAGAGACAACATTGAACATGTTGTTGCCCCAGAACGTCATGCCATTGAACCCTGCGGCGATGTCTTTGATTACCTGCCACGCATCAGCCTGCGACTGGATGTAGACATCAAACATGAAGCGCGGCTCGGTACCGTCGCCACCCTTCCCGTCAGGTACTTTCTGATCGCAACGCTGGGCAATACGGTAAAGCTCCCACTTATCCAGCATCTGCGCCGTGACGCGTCGGCCAAGTCCGAAGCGCGGCTCTGTCAGCACATCGAACCAAATCCACGCCGGGTTGTTCGTCCAGCCCCATTTAAACGTCCCGTCCCATGTTCCGCTATAGGTCCGCGCTATTGGATCATAGTTCGAAGGGATTCGGATGATGCGCCCCTTCGGCATGCAGGAAATCTTAGGGATGTTGTTGAATGACTTCGCGTTAAAGGACACGTACAGCAGCGCTGTGTGTGGATATCTCAGGCGAGCATCGATCACCTCAGTAATCGCTTGCACCTGCGTTTTGTTCTGCAGCATCTGGCTGGTGCTGTCATTGGTATCACGCACCACTCGAATCTGCCAGCCAGTGCTTGCTTTGGGAAGATTAATACGGTGGGTTAGTTCGTATAGCGAACTGAGCTTCTCTGTGACGGTTTTAGTCATGACTGTCGAGTAAGCGCCACCGTCCACCGCCAGATCAATATGGTACTGAACCGTAGTGCCGACAATATCCGCATCGTTTTCCTGCTGCTGTAACCCAGGGATGCCAATACGAACCAGCACCGCGTCAATCTGGGTGTTACTCAGTGCGCGGGTCCATGGTGTGGCCTTTGTCAGCGATACCCCAACCGTAGTTTCATTCTCGACTGCAGGGAATCCCGGTATTGGTGTCTGGGTCTGTGTGCCAGGCCGGAAATCCCATGACACATTTTCAAAATTCATCGTTCCGTCGGGATTTCCCAACGGCGTACCGTCCAGGAATATCCGGGTCGCATCCAGGCCACCAGCAAACTCCCCCTCCCCGAGCGCCAGCAGCATGCGGCAGCGTGCCATTGACTGAGCCGAATCGGGCTGTTCTACAGGTGTGTGCTGCTTCTGGCTGCCACCCTTTGCACCAGTGATCGCTTGCATATTACATCCATAAAAAAAGCACCCAATTGGGTGCTTGATATTCAGAAAGGAGTTTTCAGATGTCTTCTGCGACTATGCCGGCACTGATGATGGCGCCGCCAATCTCGCGCTCACCATAAAGAAGCGCCACCGGGTTACCCATCGCAAGGGTATTCACCGAGCCACCGAAGGCATATGAGGGTTTATTGTCAGGATCGTCTCGCCCCTGTAACCCTTTGGGCTGGGGCGAAAGCATCTGGTAAATACCGCCGGCCATCATTGACGCGCCCGACATGATAAGTCCGGCCCCAAAGGTCAGGCCAACGCCTGTCCAGTTGGTCGTTACTCCAATAATTACGCCAGCAACAACCATCACGGCGCCGAGGATTGTCTGGAACATGCCGGCCTTCTTCGCCCCTTCCATAACTGGCGCTATGCGAATATCGCTATCGCCTGCCAGCTCCTGGAAGTCCTGCACGCCTATGTTGCGCTTACCGCGAAACACCGCGAAGGTCATGCCATTTTTTTTTGCATTCATTAGATAGTCTTCCAGCCCGTCGAAGTTGATACACAGGGCTTTGACCGCTTCGGCAGATGTCTGCACTGCCAGTTTATGCACGCGCCCGAACCGGGCGCCCAGTGCGCCATACAATCGAATCGTGGTTAAACGCGCCATGGCTTTATCTCCTGCGGCAGGTCTTTGTGACGAACGCAGATCATCGTGCGGTCTTTGAAATAGCCGCGGGCATACGGGGTAATACATGAAGGCTGGCCGTAAAGGTGATGGAGCAGTTCACCTTCTTCAGTGATGATGCCCGCATGGTTCCACTTATCGGAATCAACCTGCATGATGACCATACAGCCAGGTGCCGGATCGCATTCGACAAACCCTTCCCGCTCCCAGTTGTCGAAATACAGGTTGTCCGGGTACTGGCTTTCCCACCATGGGTAATCGACGCGAAAATCGTTCAGCGTGACGCCCTGGATGGCATGCCAGTCCATAATCAGCCCCCAGCAGTCATTCGAGCCCAGGATAAACGGACGCCCAATAAGCGGCACCGCCTCCGGCATTATCTCGGCATATTCCTCGCAGTCCGGTGCGTAGATGCCCCAGACCACGCCGGAATTATTGCACTGCTGCCTGTCGAGGTCTGATGCTATTGCGCGGGCGCCGTCGCCCGGGTGCGAATGAATGACGCGGACAATGGTTCCCGTATCCTCTGCGTTCGCCCAGTGCTCGCCATCAATACGGAAATGCTCAGATGGGTTTTCATGACTGTTCGGTACCGGGACGTAACGCTGGCGCCGCCCTGACTGAATGACAAAGCCGCAGCACTCGCGCGGAGACTCCTCCAGTGCATGCGCCCGGATTGCCGCCATTATCGTTTTATTCATTTGGATGTCCGGTTATCGGGTAAAAAGCACGGTTGCAGGGAATCCGCCAAAATCGAGGGTGGCAGTATTAGGTTCAGACAAGCCAGCACCGAATCGCTTTCGACAGTCACTAAGGCAGCCGCCGCAAACATCAAGCGCTGGGTCGGAGACAGCATTCCCTTTCGCATCAAAATACGCTGTTCCGTTGTAGGTGCAGCCGTCACCGCTTCGGTACTGGCCGCGCAGAGCCCACTCGCACAGCGATGTAATTTGACGGGTGGGAATAACTAGGTTCTGCAAATCCGCTGGGCTACTCAACGCCCACGTCACCACTTCATCATCTTCAGAGGTTTTCGTGTCCAGCCAGAAAGTCTGGAGAGTAAACATCGACGGATCAGCTGTCGCGTTCACGCCACCAGGGAAGTTCACCGCATCGAGGTAAACAGTGTAGGTGTCGATGATACTCACCTTAGCGTTAACCATGTCCTTGAACTGCAGGCAGAGCGCAGTGATATGCCCGTCAAGGTTCGATACGCTAAGTTTCGGCTCAGCGGCCTGGTCGGTCGAGAGAGCGAAGTCAGAAATCTGGAATGGCCAGAAATCGAAGGTTTTACCATCCCAAAATATGGGTTTTGGTCCTAGCTCTGCCTCATCACCGTTCGCAGCATCAATCTCGGCGGGAGAATGAGGAAATGGTGAATAATGGAAGCGGTGAATACCGCCACTGAACTCTGAAGCATCTACTTCAACCAGCCGGACTCTACCGCCCGGCGCCAGCATTGCAGCTGTATCAATCAGTGCTCTCATGCTCCACCTCAGGCATAGACGCCATAGGCGCGCTTAATCGTGAATGTAAGCTCAGCGAATTTGCTGCTAATCTGGTTTTTGCGCACGGAGTCGGCGACAACGCGATATAGCCCCTTCTCTTCGCCCGGCGGTGTGATGATGAAAGCCTTAACGGTATGCGCCAGGAGAAAGTCCCGAACGGTATTCACTTCAGAATCAGCGCCCACATGCTTCATCGGTACCTGAATAGCAGTTGAGTTAATGCCGTTCTCGGCCACCTGCTCATAACCATCGCCAAACTGAGCCGATCGCACCGTCTGGCTGTATTCCACTGCGCCAGCACCCAGTTGTGAGTGCCAGTTATATGTCTCAACGGCCATATTTGCTCCATAAAAAAAACCACCCAAGGGTGGCTACTGTCTGAATATCAGGATGTTGATAACTGATAACCCTGGTTAATGTGTAGACTCAGCCCGTCAGCGGTGGGACGCTGACGCACTCTGGGAAGGAGGGATGGCTGATTACCTCTGGATAAGGATTCGACATGAACACAGATATAGGCGACCTGTTTTTACAGCAGCATAAACAAATCACGGAATTGCGAGTAAAGACCTTGGTACATGAGTCTCTGCTAAAGGCAATTATGAGCACTCTTCCTGAAGACGCGACCAACCATATAGCAAAAAGTGTTTGCCAAGTCTTCAATAAAGAAATCTCGAGTGAAGCCGGGGATGAGCTTAAAAGAATTGCTTTAGATTATCTCGAACAGTCGTTTCGAATTCGGTAACGGCTAAATTCATAGATTGGATTTTTTGAAGCAGAACTGAAAGCCCACCTTTCTTTTTAATATCATAGGTTGATGGGCTTTTTTTTATGCTCTTACTCATAACGTTCTCCTGCCTCTCGGCTACGGGTGTAAAAAAGCCCCGCGAATGCGAGGCTGGGTGGTGGGTGAAAGCCCTGGCGGGGCTTAGTGGTCAAATTGTTTTAGCGTATCCAGTCTTGAACTTCAGTGTTGCATCAATCAGATTATTATTAATATACATAAACATGTAATCCTGATAACCCACATACGCGCCGTAACTGTTTTTGGCATTTACGCGGACTGGAATAGCCCAGCCATAATACATTTTGAAGTTCTCAGCCATCCCACCTTGAAGATAGGCTTTTGACGGTGTTCCAAATTGATATTTAGCGGAGTCGGCATCCTTAAGCCTATCACCAATAGTTTGTTTAATTTGCCCTTCGTAATACTGAGGAAGATCCCCATAGTAGGCATTGCTCAGCTCAATTGAGGATGGCGTAGACATACAACCACTGAGTAGTAAGGCACCAAACAAAACTAAAACGCACTTTTTCACTATCATCCCCTTGATTGTCATGGTTTTACACATGATAACCAGGGAATGTCAGAATGTAACGCAGCAAGATGATGTTACTTTTTCGCAAAACGACCACCAATAGCTCCATCATCCCTAATAGCCCTGATAATTCCCTCTTGGACATATTGCTTCATACGCTCTGCCAGTGCGCGAGCAGCCGCGTCTCCACCACCACTTGTATTTGTAGTCGCGTTCCCTTTATTGTCGACATAAATATCAACGTTGATTTGGTTTCCTGATCCGCCACCGCCCTGAGCCCTGACACCTAGTCTTCCAGCAGAATCCCGCGTAAGCGGCATGATGGCCTCTTCGCCTGCCTCGGCAAATACACCACCCTTGGCAAATTTAGAGGCCCCCTGGAACGTAAAATACTGAGGTGAATCGTAGACGCCATTCACATACTTGCTTAGGCCCGGCGATTCATAGACTCCGCCTTTAGCGTTGAACGTTACGCCTGCAGCAGCGTTTGCATAGGCTCCGCCTGGTGTAGTGCCACCACCAGAGCCACCGCTAATCCAGCCCATAGCCTGCTGTACAGCGTACGCCACCAGTAATCGATTGGTGACCTCAACTATCATTTTCAGCATTGATTTGCCGAATTCCTTAATTGAGGCCTGCCCTGTGGTCATTAGGCTTGTCAGCATATCTGACAGACCATTAAGGGTTGAGCCAGCGACGTTTTTTACAGCATCGTAAGCATTTGTCGCTTCATCAACATAATCGGCCCATCCTTGCTTGGCCCCAGCAAGCCAGTTAGACCTAAGCTCATCCTCTTCTTTGTAGGTTTGGCGCTGCTGGGCCAGCACTTCTTTTTGAGCAGAAAGATTATCAGCGTAAGCATCAGTAATTCGCTGCAGAGTGGCTAGCCGTTGGGCCTCTCTAGTGGAAATTCCCTCGGCTGCTGCAGCTATTTCCGCACGTTTCGCAGCCTGCTGCTGAGAGAATTTTGTTGCCTGATCGGCAAGGGTATTCAATTTCTGCTGTTTAGCAATTTGATCACCTAGCCCCGCATTAATATCTGCCTGGGCCAGCAACTTCTCTTTGTTCGCCAGCAATGATTTTTCATCGAGCGTTAATGCACGCCCTTTCGGATCATTAGCCGTGGACTCGAGGATGGTGATTTTCGATATCAACTCCCACTGTTGCTTACGCTGCTGGCTGATTACATCGTTAATATCACGATGGTCCTGTAGCGTTTTAAGCTGGGCCTGCAGAGCCAAAGCCTCAGCATTGTATGTATCGGTTGAACGATCTCCTGCTGAAACCTTAACAGCTGGAGTTTTGGGTGTTTTATCCGGATGAAACTGCTTGTTAATCGCGTCGATAGCCTGCTGGCGTTGCGCTGCACTCCAGTCGCCGGGCGAGGCCGCGACATTTTTCCAAAGTTCAGACAGGGCCTTGCTTCGCTTTTCCTGCCAGGTCGCAGATTGTTCAAGGATGCGATTGCGATAAATCAGCGCATTTGTACGCTTATTATCAGCATCGGCTGCCTGCTTTTCAGACTCATTAATTTCCTTTTGAGTGGAGACTTCTTTTTGCTTTAAGCTGATCTGTTCCTTCAGCGTTGCGATGGCCGCCAGTTGAGCCTTGCGTCGTGAGTCATACTCCTGGTCGCTACTGCTCGTATCGTAGCTGTAGCCATACCCCATCCGCTGTCTTTCGGGCAGCAGCGCCTTCTCATACTCAGCAAGCTGCGTCTGCATCTTCTTCAGCATATCGGCAGGCGCTTCCGGACGACCAATATCAAGCAGGCTATCCCACATTCCTTTGATAGCATCACCAGTCGCTTTAGCCGCTTTCTCGATGTAACCCATATTATCGAGAATCTGCTGGCTGCGTTTCTGCTCTGCCAGGCTGTAAGCTTTTGCAGCCGCCTCTGCTGCGCCCTCTTTATCGCCCCGACGCTCCAGCGCCGAAATATAGTCGTATTGCGATGAGGTAAGGAAATGAAGCGTCGAATTAAGATCTTCCGCCGCCTTGGTAGGGCTGGCATACAGTTTTTGGAAGTTCTTGATGGTGGTGTCAACAGACTGGCCAGTTGCTTCCTGCATCGCCAGCGCCGCCTTGGTAACTGTTTCGAGCTGCTCCGTTTTAAACGTCCCTGCCCCAACCACCTCCGCGAGCGTCCGAGCGGCAGCCGCAACCTTACCACTGGAGCCTCCAATTTTTTGAGCCATGTCTGACAGTTGGCTCGCCGAACTGGCCGAATAATTACCCGTTAGTATGAGCTGCTTATTAAACTCACTGGCTTCCTGGCTGCCTTTGTACCAAGCTACAGCCATCGCCCCGAGGCTAACCACTAGGCCGCCAATCCCCACTGTCACCGGATTAATGAAACCAATCAGGGTGCGTAAATAATCGCCCACCCCCGTTAGAGCCCCTTTAACCCCACCAAACTGGTCTTTAATCTGTCCGCCCTGTTGCAGCAGGATCAGGAACGGCGACTGACCACCAGCCAGTTGAGTAGCAATATCGGTGAACTGAGCAGGCAGCGTACGCATCGCTGCACTGTATTGGCCGACAGATATACCGGCACGACGCGCCGCTGCTTCCTGTCGGGATAGTGCCTCTGGCAGCACGTCAGCCACGCCAGACAGACGCTCCCGCGTCTGGTTGAGGATGCCGTTGAAGTGCTCGAACTGCGCGCCGTTGATACGTCCTGATTCGAAGTGCGCCACCAGCTGTGCATGCTGCTCATCCAGTGAGTTGAATGCGCGGATCGTCGGGTCAATGGAACCCAGCAGGTTTTTCAGCGCAGCGGACTGTTTCTCAGCGGCCTGAGTCGCTGCCAGTTCTGCCTGCGCTTTCGCCGCTGCTTCGCCAGTGTCAGTCAGCTTGAGGCGGGTGTCGTCCAGGATTTTGTTGTAAGCCTGAAAGGTATCGGTATCCAGGAAACCTTTGGCCTGGAATTTCCGCAGCGATTCTTGCTGCTCATCCAGGCGGTTTAAAGCCTTGGTAACCGGGTCGATATTCTCCAGCAGCCCTTTGAGCGCGTTCTGCTGCTCCTTGAGTCCTTCACTGCCTTGCTTCGCAGATTCAGCGCCAGCGCGAAACACGCTATTCAGATCATCTGCTTTATCTACAGCACCGGCCGCCGCCTGGCCGAGTTTATCCAGTTCGTTGCTGGCTGTTTTCAGGTCAGAAACATCGGCCCGCAAAGTAATCGAGGCGATCTGGTCTGTCATTATTTCGTCTCCTTATGCATTACCTTGAGAGCCTCGCTTTCCATAATTTGAAGATCAGCCATGCAGGCCGCCGCATCCTCAACCCCGTGTAACTCGAACATCCAGGGGAGAACGTTGTAATCAAGGCCGGTCACCCCGCTCGCGCCGACTCGCCACTGGGTCGCCAGGGAAGAGAAGATGGTGAAGGACCTCCACACCGAGGGCAGGATCCCCACCTCTTCCTCCACGTCCTCAGGCGTCAAACCAAAAGCGCTCAGCTCCGCGAGCGTCGGTCCCGGCGTATACAATGCTGCGGCGACCTGCCTCAGTTTTTTTCGCGGATACCCATCAGCTCTTTGGTGTATGCCAGCCCGATGCTGTCGAACGCGCGAGGATAGTTCTTTAGCAGGACGATCACGTTATCGCGGTTGAACTCATCCGGCAGCGCCCAGCCTTCGACAATTTCCATGAGGTAATCGGCCTGCGGCTCAATAGCAGCCTTCTTGCTTTCTGCATCCTTTTGCAGCTTCTCGTCCATAGCACGCAGTTCCTCCAGCGTTTTATGGCGAAAGGTGAAGGTCAGTTTTCCGTCTTCGGTGCCAGCTCGCGGGATGCTGGCAGTAACGGAAAATGTCGGATTGGGGATCAGGGAGAATTTGGTCATTTGTTCATCTCGGTAAGGCCCGGCTTACCGGGCCAGATTAATCAAGTAATGCTGACGGTGCATCCGGCAGAAGTGAGCATCTTGCCTGCGGCGTCGGTAACTTCGCAGGTATACACCCCGGCATCGGAAGACTGAGCGGACGGAATGTTGAGCGTGGATGCGGTTTTGCCCGGAATGGCGGTGCCGCCTTTCTTCCACACATAGGTGTACGGCGCGGAACCACCCTGCATGACCACCGACAGATCCAGAGCTGCGTTAGCAGCAACAGACTTGGTTGGTGGCAGGTCAGTCAGGAATGCCAGTGGAGTAGCGGAGGAATCGGCAATCGGGTAAATCTGCATATCCGATTCGAAGTTCATGCGCGCTTCATTACTTTCAACGGCATTGATTTCAGTACGTGGTACACGCTGGAAGGATACTTTGGCAGAGTAGTATCTATCGGCTTTGCCGCGCGGGTTGTGGAACCAGACCGCGGTAGTATCGCTGGAGTCGTCCAGATCAATCAGACGTTTGTAGATCGCCAGTTGCGGGTCATGCGCGAAGGTATAGACCTGAACCACGGCGTTTTTGAATGTCGGGATGGTACGGGCTTTATCATCCTCCAGGAACTGCACACTGATGGTCTGCTGGTCACCGCCTTCGGTGGACAGCGTCATAACCTGAGGCATGGTGATCCACGAATCAATTTTACGCAGCGTACCTGCCCCGGTACCCGCCGGAAACTTCTTGGTGTCGGTGGTATCGAACGCTTCCAGCACGATTTTCGTTCCAGTAACTGACTTGACACGCACCACCATGTTGTCGAGCTTCAGCCAGCCAGAGCTAACCTGGACGACATCGCCCGCGAGGATGCCAGCAGCCGAGGCAACGGTCAGTTCGCATTCCGTCGCATTGGATGCCGCAGTGAAGACAATCGGCGCAAGATAGGCCTTGGCCACGTTTACACGCGACCCGTTAGGGATTGCGAATGCCATTGCATTCTCCTGAATTTAAGTAATAAAAAACCCACCAGATGGTGGGTCAGTAATCAGCGCGGTACTGCATGCTGACGGGGATGGTGTAGGTGATGGAGCCGCTACTACCGTTTGGTGCAGAGGTCGGACGGTCCTGTATTGGCTGGCGAATCTGAGGCGGCCCGTTGATATAGACGGTCAAATCACCAGCCACCAGAGCGAGGCCTTCAGGAAATCCACCCGCAATCACACTGGCAAATGTTCGCGCCTTGCCGACGCCCATTCCTGCGGGGGTGACTATGTTCACCTGGAAAATGCCCTGATACGTACGAAGCTGCCCAGCAAAGTCTTGCCCGATAGTTTGTGCTGGGAGTATATAGACCCTCCCGTACGGGACATCATCTGGCGGTTCAAAAATGATGTTTGGCCAGGCTATCGGCATGTCAATCGCAAGGGCGATATCAGCAAGGCGCGACTCGAGCAATTCCGCAATTAGCATTGATTGGTCACCGGCCATTACGTACCTCGCTCATCGCCTCACGAAACAGCTGCGCTGCGTCCAGTGCAGTGATACCTACCATGCCGCCGGGGGCCTGACCAGAGTGCCCGTTCTCCAGTGCCTGTGCGTATGGCAGGTTATTTGTGAAGTAAATCGAGCTGACCTGCCCCACCCTGAACACTTCAAGCACCGCCAGACCGCGGGAGTTGGAACCCTGGCCGGAGGCATCCGGAGTATCGTTGGATTGGGTCGGTTGGCTATCAAACCCCACATACCAGTTGTTCTTGAAACGCCCACCGACATAACCATCTGGCTTTTTGATGTCCATCGAGTCGTTTACCCGTAGGCCACGTTTAAGGCGCCCGGACTTCGTCACGTTTGCTGGGTCATCGCGAAGCGCTGCGTTATGCTCACGAACGGCAGTGTTATAAGCCGACGCCGTCTGATTCACTTCCCACGTTTCAGGCTGCCCAACTGGCGACACATCGACAAGGCGCCCGAGGATTTTGATACCCGTCCGGCGCACCACCTCGTCTATCTCCTGCTTTGAGCCATCAACGAACAACTGAATGGCAGCCAGGAACGGCTGATTAGCAGAACTTGCCATAGTTACGCCCTCAGTTGGATGTTGTAGGAGATAAGCACGTCAGCAGGCTTAACCGGGTTCGGCTGTACCACGCGCCACTTTTGGCCGTCGATATCAATGATGTCACCGATGCGCACCTCAGTTTCAAACGTGGCCGCCAGCTTCTTATCGCCTGTAGCAATCAGAGAGCCGTCGATTTCACGAGTGGAGTATTCAGTGATAACGCCGGTAACGGTCGCGATAACAGGCTCGGTGGTAATCTCTTTCCCGTACTGATCGCGGGTGGTGGAGCCGCCTCGAATCATTTGGTAGGATTTGCCGTTATCCTTCAGGAGACGTGTTGCCGTAGCGCGCATGCGGCGATAGTCGATTGCCATGCTACCCCCTTTCGACCCGAACCTGGTTGCCGCCCACTACAAGCCCACGCAGTGCGGAATAGAACCATGGGAATGACGGAGAAGCTTTATTCGTTCCCGGCTCATACTGGATTGTTACCGCACCCTCAACGCGCTCCATCGTCACCGCCCCACCGCCAGCGACCGACGGGGTGAGGTCAATCTCCTGCGATTCGATAGCCAGGCGACATTGAGCATCAATCAGACGCAGTGGAATAGCATCATTCGGCAGGTCAACACCATCGAAGCGCACGCCGGAACGCGGCCAGGATAGAGGCTGTGATGCGCTGGAACGCTGACCGCGCCAGGCCTTCCCTTCCAGAAAGTCCATTGCCTGCATCAGCATCTGGCCGCACTCATCATCATCTGCAGGAATGCTATATCCGCGCCCGACGGCAAATGCCCGCAGGTCTGACACGCTTGCGTAGCTGTTGAAGCCTGGAGAGTTGGGATCGGCGTCCAGCATGTTTATTCCTCCAGACGCCAGTCCAGCGCCAGCCAGTTATCCACTTCATCAGGATGAACATCTGCGCGCAGCGGGCCGCCAGGGAATTCTGGGGTGTCACGTACCATGACCACCAGCTCAATACCCTGCTGTTCCTGCTGCTGTTCCTGCTGCTGTTCCTGCTGCTGTTCCTGCTGCTGTTCCTGCTGCTGTTCCTGCTGCTGTTCCTGCTGCTGTTCCTGCTGCTGTTCCTGCTGCTGTTCCTGCTGCTGTTCCTGCTGCTGTTCCTGCTGCTGTTCCTGCTGCTGTTCCTGCTGCTGTTCCTGCTGCTGTTCCTGCTGCTGTTCCTGCTGCTGTTCCTGCTGCTGTTCCTGCTGGGCAGGATTTTTATCAGCGGCCTGCTGAGCTGCAAGCTTTTCCGCTTCACGCTGAGAGCGCTGCTCTTTGGTTAATCCGGCCATTGGGCCTCCTGAAAAACAAAGGGGCCGAAGCCCCCTGAGTTAACCCATGATGATTGCGGAATGACGTGGCGCCACAGCAGCCACACCCCATGCCAGCCCCACTTCATAACGCACCTGACGGTACTGGCGGTACAGCGCCACCTGGAAAGTGATGCCAGATACCGGGTCGGTCACATTCATGACGTCATCAGCAGTATCGCCACCTTCAGGCATCGCCGGGGTACGGCTGGCCAGCAGGAATGCCCCGCGGTCAAACGCCATGTTCGGTACGAATTCGCTCAACACGGTGACATCAGCCTGATCTGCCAGATCCTGACGGAGGCCCGGCGCGCTAATAGTGATAGTGGAAGACGTAGCCGTAACGACCAGATACTGATTGTCATCACCGGCGAACTTCACCGCAGTACCTGCAGCGATACCGCCGGTACCGGCAGAGATAGCGATGATGATATCGCCCTCTTTCTTCGCGCCATTGACCTTATAGCCAGCAGCAGCGCTTTTCGCGGTACGCTTGATGCTGAAGGATTCGTGGAGGTTGAAGCCCATGATGCGACCGATAACACCTTCACGCAGCAGCTGGTCGGTTCCCGCTTCGTTCGCTTTGAAGAGGACAGCCTGTTTACCACGGATGGATGCCATCGCTTCGCCACCCAGCACCATACGCAAATCGGTAGTCGGCGCACCGTTATCGGTCAGGATTTGACGCGCCAACGCAGCATCTGTCAGATCGTCTTTGATGCTGAACGGGGTATTCTTCGGCGCGCCAACAGCGCGGGAGGAGTTGAGGTACAGCGCGGCGAGGTCTGCATCCACTTCGTTCGCCAGCGCGCGGAAAGCCTGTTTGAACTGGTCAGCCAGGATGGTGTTGTAGGTACCAGCCGGGCCCAGCGCCAATTGCTCTTCACCATTCCATTTCACCGGGGCCATTTTGGATTTGGTGATTTTGACATCCACACCACCGATGGTCTGGTCGCCAGAATTAGGCGCTGACGGACCAGGGACAATATCTTCAGTGGTGGCTGCAGGTGCGACTGGCGCACGTACGGTCTGGTCTTTTGCAGCAGCATCTGCTTTCGCGTCACGCGCCACCGCAGGAATAAAACCAGTTTGCTCGCGGGACACTACGTCCAGCGCGGTATAGATGGTCGGGATCAGACCAGTAAGGGTATTGCCTGCCATTTATGGCTCCTTTCGATTTAATCGACGATGCTGACGCCGTCTTTCAGCGCTGCTTGCTTGCCAGCGTTATCCAGGGAATCAAACGCATCGCGTTTCATGGTTTTTTGCCCGGCCTGGTGCTGCGACTGGTGAGAACCGCCGCCGCTGTTACCGGACGCTTTGAGGATGTAATCTTTCTGCGGATGCGACTCGACCAGAGACTCCAGGGCCTCATCAAAGCTGGCTAACTCGCCGGGCTTGGTGCGTGAGAACACCTTATTGCCCTGGCCGTCGTAGGCCACAACCTTCCCTTCTTCGATTTTGAAGTTTTGGCCGAAGTAGGAACGCACGAACTCAGTCGGGATCGCCATCTTCTCGGAAATGAACGTAGAGCCACCGAAGCGGCCGCCGATCATCTCGTCGTAGAGTTGAGTTTCCAGCTGCTGGGTCTTGCCGTTCGCCTCGTCCAGCTGCTGTTGGAAAACTTTGGTGATCTCCGCCTTTACCTGGTCAACGGCACCAGCATCGATCAGTTTTTTCTGGTCGATTTTGGTCATCATCTCCAGGGCTTCGAGCGCCTTGGCCGGGTCGGTGATGCCAGAGAATTTCGCGAGGTTGGCTTCCGCCGCTTCCTTCGCTTCGCGGTGAGTTTTCGCCTCGCCATTCAGGGAGGTGATTTTGGTCATCGCTGCGACCGCATCGAACGGGATCTCTTTGCCATCATCATGGATGTACACAGGCATACCGTTTTCAACGACCACATTTCCGTTAGCATCAAGTTTCAGTTTCATTGTTTTTGCTCCAGCCTTCCGGCCATACGTAATGGGTCATCCGACCCGGGCACCGCGTCGCATCCGCTCAGCGGCAGGCATAAAAAAAGCTGCCCGGAGGCAGCCTGTTAGATAAATTCGATTGTAATTTCTCCGCGTAGCTTGCGGGAGTAAACCTCACTCCGCTTTCGTTTATGGATCCGCAGCGGGTGTGGATGAATGCAAGCGACACCTCGCTTAACGTCCGCCCAAACGCAGCTCTTTACCTCATTACCATTTACAAACACCCTTCGTCTGCCACGGCCATCGCCCACGCAGTGAAAATCATCATTACGCATACCCTATCCCTCAAATGCCGACGCATCCACGCGGCGCAGTTCGTCCAGGGTCAGGTACTCCCCGGCATCGCTGAACATCTCCGGTACGGTGATTTTGCCGTCACGCAGCATCTGCGCGCGAGTAACGCCCAGCACCTGCTCCTGCCGCGCGTAAGGCTGCCTCGCAAGCCACTCGGCATAGCTGGTATGTGCTGGCAACTGTCCGTCCATTGAGGCTCGCGTGACGCTGCTCAGCTCGGCTGATGCTATCTGCAACTCTTCCCACGATTTCGTAATCAGGATTTCGCATGAGCGACAGCAGAAATGAATTTTGCCGGGACCGCGCAGATATGGGATTGCATGGCCCAGCGGCTTGCCATCAAGCGAATAGAGTTTGCGATCTCGGATGATGCACCACTGGCTGGTATGTGTGTCCAGCGTCGAAGACCACTGCTTGGCCTTTACGATATCGCTGTTGGCCTGTGCGAATTCCTGGCGCGCTGTAACGGCCACATGGTTCACCGCCGTGCGAGTTACTACCGCAAGGTCACGACGTGAAACATTGATAACCCCGTCCTGGCGGTTGAGTTTCGGCGTGCCGGCAACTCGTTTCACTATCTGCTCGACCGTCTCGCCCTGGAGGAAACCGGAGCGCACAGCACTGGTAATTTTTTCCAACCGATCCGATTCGAGTTTCTGCCCCCACTCCTTGAGCAATCGTCCTTGGAATGGCTGCGCCACAGCTGAGGCGTAAACCTGCTCGGGCGAAATGCTCTGGAGCGGGACGTGCTTGAGGATTTGCTTCGGAATAATGCTGCTGAAAAGGTCCAGCTGGTACCCGGCCTCATACTCGACGTAGCGCGTCAGTTCGCGTGCCAGCGCAGTATTAACTGGCTCATAGGCCTGCTGGTTGAGGTCCCGCACACCCGCCAGCAACGAAGCCAGGCGGCGGGCGCTGTATGTATCAGCGCGCTTACCGTCCAGCAGCACCAGCAGTTTGACAGCTAGGTCAGTATCCATTCTGTTCAGCAACGCGACCATTCGCCGGGCAACGCCAGTACCGTAGCGCGTCACATAAAGGCCATGCGCTATTGTCTCGTCCTGCAGGCGGTCATTAACGGAGCGCACCATGTCACACCTCGTCTGGTGGCGTTTCGGTCAACGACGCCGATTCGCTCAGTAACTCGCTCAGCACTTTTTCTGGATCTGCATCAGCATCGATGATGTTGAGCTTCTGGAGCGACTTAATCGCATCAACTCGGCGGATATCACCTCCCTGACGCAGCGACTGAATGGCCAGCGCCGCCGGAGGGTTGAACTCTTTCGACTCTACATCCAGTTCAGTGCGGACATCTACGTTACCGCCTTCGGATTCACCGACATACTCAGCCATTATTTGCAGGATGTTGTCGATCGCATCTTCCAGGCTGGTTGCCATGGTGTAGAGCGGTGACTGCTCCTGCATCTTCTCTTCTGAGGTCTGGTCAACAGACTTGGTTGAGGTGTTGTCAGTGCGCAGCAGTTTCGCGCCTGCCTGGCGCATCTGCTCCACCAGGTCGGTTAGCGACTCTTTACCGGCACTAATTGAAGTTCCAGTATGCTCGACATATTCCAATCCCTGTTTCTGTCGATCGGAGAACTGAGTTGCAGACGAAGAGCCAATTACCAGTTCCTGCCCATCCTCCAGCCCGAATACCGTGAGCAGAGGGACGCGCGCGACGTGCAGAATGTTGTCCTGCTCGCTCTGGCTCTGCCAGTGCTTCACATTCAGCAGCGCCATGTTAAGCAGCGGCGGCGAGCCACACATAAAACCGGTGCGCTTGGTGTAGAGCGTGACCAGCGTGATGTCCTTGCGGGATGTTTGCCACTCCTCGTGTAGCGACCATTTCGCCTGGCCGTCGGCACCAGTGGCCTTACGGTAAATCTGCACCGTGCCCGGCGTCAGGAGGCGGATCTGTTCGACTTTCGTCTGCCCGAAGTCATCGCCATCCTCGATAATCACCTCTTTGATGCGCAGCTCGGTCAATACGACCTTGCCGCCGGTCATCTTCGATTTCCAGCCGATCAGCTGTCGGGGATTCAGCATCGTTACGTACGGTCGTGCGCCAGTGGCTTTCTCATCCGCCTTGGTCTTCACTTGCTCGGCGTCCACCCGGGGGTAGTCCACCAGCGCATGGGAAAGCCCGTACTGCATCGCCAGGCTGAAGAACGACTGCGCCCATACATCCAGGCGGGTGCCTTCAAGGTCCACGTCTTTTGCGAACTCGCGCAGCTGATCTGGGACGTTCTCGCCCAATTGGATGGGTTCAGCAAATACGCGCCCAACATTCTGGTTGATCGTCTCTTCGTAGGCAGGGAGAAGCGTGGCCACAGCCAGGCGCTTTTTGTAATCCTCTTTGTCCTCTTTCGGCCAGCGCGGCAGATAAGTTTCGCCCAGTTGGCGCATATACAGTGTGCCGCCCATCAGGGCGTCATTGATGTCCCACGCCTGTACCATGTTCCCATAGTCCAGATTGGGTGTAGAAATGTCAGGCATGGTTTTACATCCGTAGTTTGGTGACTTTGCCGGTTGGCTTGATGATCGGGAATTGCTTCACGATGTAATACCCACCAGCGTCATTGGGGTGATCGTTATCAGCGGACTTATCCGGCTCGCCGTTCGCCGCCCACACCTGCTGCTCTAGGCTGTCGGTATAGACCGGGCAGCGGGTCACGTTCACTTTGTAGCGTCGCTCGCCGTTACCGTTGCAGAACATGGCATTCACGGAGTTGATGCGGTCTTTCACAGGCGGGTTCGCAGCATTCACCACAACGCTGAATCCTGCCTGTTTAAGCTGCGCGATATCCGTGGAGCTGGCGTTGTTCGACTTGCGGGAATCACCGGAAGCATCCGGATAGATGTAAATCTGCCTGGAGGCAACATAGCGCCCGCCCTCGTAGCGCCAGAACTCTTCCTGGATACGCTTTATCATGGCTGGCGTGTCATAAACTTTTATCAATTCACGCACCGCGCGCGGCTCGCCATTGCGAAGGACGTGGACGATGGCCGCCATTTTGCCAACGTTAAAGTCCATGCCAATATAGAGCGGTTCGCCTGCCCGTTCTTCATCAGTACAGTTATTCAGTCGTCGATCGAACTGGTGATAGATGGTGCCGCTGGTCAGGTTGGTGAAGCGCCCCCTCAGATACGCCTTAATCAACTCCGGCGGGTAGGAATTCATCAGCGAAGGGATGTAATCCGCGGGCAGGTTCTTCGCGTTGTCGAACGTGCTGGCCTGTATCAGACCGTACAGGGCTGAGAGCTCTGGCTTTTCACGTACTGCCTTCACGAATTGCTGGTAAACGAATTTGAACCCCTCCGGCGTTGTCGTGACGTCAATACCGTTACGCAGTCCATCTACCTTGTAACGCATACGAGCGATGATTTTTCTCCAGGCCTGTTGCGCTTTGGCAGCCGCCATGACATCCAGCTCATCCACCATCGCGTTACCGATTTTGAAACCAACTATCGAGCCGGGCTTCTCCATCGAGCGGCAGATTGTGGTCCCGCGGAACCTTCGCCCCTCGTAGAAGTGAACCTCTTTGTTACCCTCGTTGATTTTGACACTCAACCCCCAGTCAAATGCCACCTCTTCAATCGTTGGATAGAAGATGTCACGAATCTGCGGGTAAGTTGGCGCGAAGTAGCCCTGGTTGATTTTTGGGTGTTCCCACATCCCTTTGCAGATGCCGCCACAACCCACCCACGTTTTACCGGAACCGAACCCGGCAACGTAGGCTTTAAACTTGTGCTCCATCGCGAGGAAGCGAGCCTGTGGGATGTTAAGTGTCGGGCTGATCCCCATCGTCTTCCCTCGCATCCACTACGTTGATATTGATCTGCACTGGTGTTGGTTCGTCATCATCACCATCACCGGCCATCTCTTTGCGGAGTTTCTCAATCTCCAGCTGCCGGCGCTCGATTTCAATCTGTTGAAGTCGCTGCGCAAACTCACTATCAGCCAGGCCAAGCCGCTTCATGACGGCTTCATACATCCGTTCACGGCTTATCGCGGTAATTTCCACACCATGTTTGCCGAGCTTCACGCCGGAATAAGCCAAGGCAGCATCAGGGGGAAGTTTTCGGGTATCAGTAAAGTATGGCTGTCCGATCCCGTCACCATTGCAGCGCGGACAGGCAGGGTTTGGCTCCCGGTTGTGGTCGTAGCCATAACCTCCGACGTCTACCGGCTCTTTGCCCTTTCGCTCAAGGGCTTTAAGCCGTTGCTCCTCGAACTCCACCATGTCACGCCACTGATAGTGATGACCGAAGCCCCAGCAGTAACGGCATGCGCCACGACGATACTGTGAAAGCTGGTTTGCATCGAAGGTGGCGAGCTGCCACATCTGCTCCAGGACCTCATCGGCACTGCCAAGCGTGCGCGCAATGGAGGCTTTCTGCTGCTGCGCAATGGCCTGTGCAACTGAAGTTTTCTTAAGGAGTTGATAGCCGATTTGTTCAGCTGATTTTTTACTGTAGCCAGCCCGGATAGCTGCCTGTGTGGCATTACCATCCTTCAGGTACTCCGCGACAAATAAGCGCTGCTGAGCGGTAAGTCCATCATCGTCCACCAGCTCTTCTGCGCTTTTATCTTTCTGCGCAGTGCGCATTTTTTTATGCGCAGGTTTTTGCGCAGTTTGCGCAGAGGGTTTCTTGATGTATCGACGGGCGGTGGCGTAATTCAGTCCCTGCGCTTCACACCATTCCTTTGGTGATACGCCGGTTGCGGCATGTTCGGACAGGAACCGTTGCTGAAGCTCGCCCCAGTCCGGTTTTGCCATAGTTCTGTTCCTAAGGTTATAGCCATTAAAAAAGCCACCCGTAGGTGGCCTTTGTGATGGTCATATAACAACTTCCCCTCAGAACGGGGAGTTATTCACTTTCCAAGTCTAATGCATCCTGAATTGCATCTGCCAGCTCAGACAGTTTGCTAGCCGCAAAATCTAAATCTTGATACATCGTCCCACCAGATGAGTCGCCGGACGCCGAAGAAGCTGATGCCTTAGCAATCTCCAGTGCCGCTTTAACCGCAAGTAAGCGTTGATGCTCTTCTTTCGAAACCCCAGGATCAGTCAGACCAAAATACCCTTCAAGCATTTCATGCTCCTTTTACCACAGCCTATCTGTGTCTATTAGAAGATTGGGGCCAAGAATAAAATATCAACTGTGGCAATACATTATCCAAGCCCCTCAGTGAAGAGCTTCTGTAATGCGGTCAGGCCTGCGCCTTACTGGCAAGCTCAACCAAATCTTTGAAGTCCTGGCACATATCCAGTCGATGACCATGATCGTCGACAAAGTTATACCCTTTGAATAGCTCTACGATTTCCTCGGGACTTTTCCCATTCAAACGAGGAAACTGCTTTGATTCGTCAACCTGTTTCATCTTCAAATCTCCAATCAGTAGGTTATGACCAGGCCACTTCAACGCTGGAAATTGCATTCCATAGCAGTGGCATTTATCAATACTCTCGGGTTCCTTCTGCCGTGCACACAGCGCTAATGAATGCACCGTCAAAAGGTCAGTATTTTGATGCCCACATCAAAAAAGCTGGCTACCCTTATCGCAAAGTTGGCTAACAGCTAGCGGGGATTCGTCCCCGCTTTTTGCCACTTCCCGTTATTCGACTGTCTCACCGAGTCGTAAATCCGCTCACACGTCATCCCGGCGCGGTAGCGTTCGTCAGCGATTCCAGCATATCGCTGAGCTTCTGCTGCAATATCTCCGAGCATGTTGGCGAGCATTCTGGCGTCGGCTCCGGCTGTTTTGCTTCTGACGGCAGTGGCAAGATCTGCGGTGTGCTTTGCGGCGTCCAGGCGGGTGGCAAGCTTTGTTGCTTCGGTACGCAGCTGGTTAACAGTGGCAGACAGGCCAGCAGCAGTGGCAGCAGATTTAGCGGCTTGTGCTTGTGCATCTTTTACAGCCTCATCACGGGCAATTATGCGCCCTTGCTCAATCATGCGGGCGGCGGTCTGCGCGTTCGCTGTTCGCGATGATTCCGCGCTGTCACGTTCCGCCCACTTTTTTTCCCAGCCGCGGCTGCTCCATACACTACCCGCGATGAATGCGACAGCCGCCAGCAGAGAAATGGCAATAAACTGATAGCGCAGGCTCACTGGTCTATCCCCCAGCACGTCAGCGCGCTTTCCTGGTCTCGTCGTTCTACCTGGCCATAGCAGCCATTTTTCTGGCCTTTGGTCAGACGACAGTCGCGGCCACCGTCTTTAATCCACCAGCGAATAGCTTCACAGGCTCCTTTACGGTCACCAGCATTGATGCGCTTATAGAACGTGGACGGGAAGCATTTACCCGGCCCGATGTTATATGGGCAGAAAGAAGCGATACCCGCTTTCTGTGGTTCGGTCAGTGGTACTTTGATATTTCGGTCAACCCACGCCAGCGCCTTGTCGCGTTCAATGGCGTTTACCTGGGCGCATTTCTCAGCTGACAGCTTCATGCCCTGTACTACTGGCTTGCCATCAACCATCGTGGCACCACGACAAATCGTCCAGAGTCCGCCGCCGTCGCGATACGCCTGCTCGCTATTACCCTCTTTCTCATCCAGAAACTGATCGAGAATCACGGGCGCGGAAGCCCCGGCAAGAATCAAACCAACGACCGCTGCGCTCAGTTTATTCTTCAGCTTTGGTGACATTGCCATTAAGCCGGTCCTCCCTTTCCTTTTGCCTGTAGTACCAGTTCACTGCACAGGTGATAACGGTGCATGCGATACCGACAATAATTGCCCAGTCGCTCAGGCTTAACCCTGCAATTCTGTCGGCCAACATCCAGGACACCTCTTTTGCTGTTTTAGCTGTTTCGGCGTATGCCTTCGCTGATACACCGCAGCCGGTCAGCGTGGTTCCTGTTCCATATGAAAGTCTGCTGTAAATGGTGCTCATTCTGGTCATAGCCTCACCTCCGATTCTTCGGATGGCGCTGTGTGTGTATGAAAAGGGTCAGGCTTCACGGGCTGGATTTATCAACAAAGCACGTAGCGGATGATTCCCGTGAGGCCTGAAATTAAAAAGGCCGCCAATGGGCAGCCCTGTTTTAATGAAAAAAAACCGCTGACATCACGGGAAGCAGCGGCTAATAGGCACGGTCAAAGTTTTACTTATAGCTATTCGTCAAATATTGCATGAATGAAAAAACACATCAAACGCAAAAATTGAACACTTTTGGACAATGAGCTGAACACTCACGCTCCAGAAACGCAAAAACCCAAGGCGTTAACCTCGGGCTTGAAACTCATTTACTGCCAGTGCATACAACAATGGCACAATATCAGATTTACACGGAATATATCCATTTCAGTTCGGTTTTGCAAGACTTACATCAAAATTTGTCGCCTTTTGTTGTGAACGTGATCGCGTTACTGATATCAGAGCGCCGCTATCGAGCCGCGTAAAGATGCTACGCATTGCCAGCCAGTGTGGGAGATAGTTTTCTGTCCAGGTCGACTTAGCCACACCAACCAGCTCCGCCAGTTGCTGATATTCGTATGTTTCACGCCCGGCCAGTTCCGCTTTCACATCCTGCGCCGCCAGCCATATCAACTGCCGTAAACGGTCGATGGTCTTCTTAGCAACTCTCTTCCCGGCCAGTTGCTGGCTGAAGTGTTTCCAACCCCACTGAGTGATTTCCACCTGATTATCCCAGCGCACATACTCGCTGTAGTTCCATAACAGCCAGGCCTTCTGGTGTTCTTCGAGCGTCATCAGCGCGCGGCGCCACGATGCAGTGGAGTATTCAACCGGCTGCACCAGCGGAATATGTGAGCCCTTGGCATACGACTGTTTACCGGGGATTGGGGGGTTATCCAGAGTTATCATCTCGCCAGTAACCTCATCCTTCACCTTCATCTTCTTCCGCTTAAAGGTACCTGTATCGAACTGCGCGTTCTCCAGCCAGGCCATTAACTGCCCTTTCGTCGCACCACTTAAATCGGCGGTAGCCACCATCAGCTGCTGGCGCACGTATTCGAGAAATTGAGTATTCATACTGCACCGCCTATGGTTTTGATGTAGTTCTTCAGTATTCGGTAATCCGTCAGCACAGAGCCCGGAAAGTGGTATAAGCGCAATCGTTGCCAACGAACGCGGAGGTGATCGGCAAAGTAGGATTCGAATGTCATGCGGCCTCCCTTGCTTTGACGAGTTGTCGCCTCAGCGCGCTGTAATGCTTTCTGATGGCTTCGAGTTCTTCGATGGTGTATCGGTGCGGGGTGTTATTGTTTTCGAGCGCCTCAACGCGTTCAGCCCCAATTTTCTCTATAAGGCCAAGGCGGTACTGCTGCTGATTGCCCGACAGCTGAACGTTACAGTGGTGGCACTGTTTACGGATATTGTCTTCGTGATAGCGGAGATGTGACGCTTTCCCACGTGAGCGGTAATGCCCGGCTTCCCACTGGACGGTGTCGAACGTCCCACAACTGATGCATGGCAAATCATGGTCACGCTCGCGAATATAGTCATTGACGACACGCTGCGTTAAATCTTCCCAGTGCTTCAGCGGCTTAACTGCAGCTTTACGCTGGCGCCAGGCGGCTCGCTCTTTCTTCTCAGTAGCGCGCTGTTTGGCGGACTCTTTGCGCTTAGCGTCTTCACGGGCTTTTCTGGTCTGCTCTTTCCCGACTGCGCTGGCGCATTCGTAACCGCAGACGGTCTGCGTATCGCGTACAGGGTGGAACCACTGGCGGCATTCTTTGTTGGCGCACTTGCGGCGAGGTAACTTTTTCAGAATGGCAGGCATTGTTGTCCACCTCCCTGAATGGCGTTTAACTCTCTGCGATGCGCGTTTAGATAGCTATTCCAGTGAGCTTGCCGGATGATGGCGGCCTGCTCTTTCTGAAGGGCCGGCTCGCGAATGGCTTTGCCTTTTCGGTTGTTATCCTCCCGGATAACATCACCTTTAACATGCAGCGCCTGACACAGCGGACAATAATCACGGGTCTCCATGCCCCCCGTTCTACCTGAGAAAAAGATATTGCCGTGCCATGTTCCGCACTCAGCACACATCGGTGCGTCGCACGTGAAAATTCCCCGCGCATTGCTGAGATGGTGGTTTTCGTCCTCATCAGCATCCCAGCCAACAATCCCGTCGCATAGCAAGGTTGCAGGTTTACCGCAGAACAGGCATTTCGCTGATTTATCCATGCTCACCCCCAGACCTTTTGTCGAAAGGTTCTTGGTGTACGCGCCGGATGCTCGCATTCAGGTAATTTGGCACTGACGGTCCAGGTGATGTTGTCGCGATTCAGGCTACGTTCTACCGTGGCGCCACGACGGCGGTAACAGGCCACCAGCTCGTCGGCCTGTTCGGTTGTGCATTCATGATGGTGAAACCAGGAATATTTCATCGCCATCACCCCGCAAAGCTCATGAGCTGCGATGCGGCGTTTTCCGCTTCATGCTGGTTCTTGAATGAACGGGACAATACCCATCGCCACAGAACATCGAGCGCGGCTTTGTAGAGCTGCTGGAACTCAGTTTCGTCCATGTTGGCGAAGGCAATGCTGCGAGGGTGTTTGCGAAGGGTACCGTCGGGCAGTTGGATAGCGTCGTAGTGACCAGACTCGACGATCACCCATGCACGGTATGCGTCATAGGATTTGCAGATGCTGATACTACCGGCACGCTTGTCGGCGATGCGGTCCAGATATTGCTCGGCGGCGTCCAGGAGTGCGGCTTCGCTTCCCGCGAATGAGGCAAGGAATTTGGCGTAGCCGGTTACCAGTTTGCGCTCGTTGGAGGAGATCGCCCCGCCAGTAGGCTCCCAGTATTCGAAACCGAGATTGAGTAATGCGAAGAAGCGACGGTGAAAGGCCGGGTTGCGTACCTGCCGGAACTCAGCCACCAGCACGGCGCCGAGTTTGATTTTTGATTGCAGAATATCGCTGGTCTCCGGCGTCGCGGGGATCAGAATTCCTGAGGACTGCTTGATGAGCTGTAGTTCGTGCGCCATGGTTTCTCTCCGTGGCGCATCAAGTTGTCAGTTGTTCAGGCTGACACTGACATTATGTACAGTTGATAATGGAAAATCAATCAACTGGTTCGATGTTTAACTGAATGATTGCGTCATCTACAGCGGATCTGTTTTCCTCTGTAACATCGTGCTGATGCGCAATTAAATACTGGCTGTCATTTAACTCGTAAAGGGATAGCTTGAAAGCTTCGCCATCAAGTTTTATAGATTTTTTTCTGGGTGGAATTTCACCGATGTACTTCTGAATATCAACAAAAGTACCAAATTCACCTTTAAGAATAATAATATTGAACATAAACCCTCACTTTTTCTCGTTCTGAGATGACATCTCGATGTAACGTGGGTCTGACGCTCTTGGCAGTGTCAGGCTTTGCTCGCGGTAGTAGCGAATTCGCTCCATGAAGTATTCACGCAGATGCTCTGGTTGCTCACGGGCTACCTGCTCAGCGATAACCGGCATATTCATGCGTTCTTTGTAAGCTACGCCACTGGCAGCAAGTTCAACGTTAACCTTGTCCTGCTCTTCTTTCGATTTTGCTGCAATGTTGTGGTTTGACATTAGTCTGCGGTTCTCCCTCTTTTTATCCTTATCTCGTAAGGAGACCTGAGGCCATTTACAGAGGCCACTTCCCCAGCTTCAAATCTCTTGGCATTTGCAATTTCGGATTGAAGCACATGTTTTTTATGTCGCTTCCTCAGTGCTATGTACTTTTCAGCTGGAGTCATTTCTTCGTGTGACATAAAAATCCCCTCGAGTTATGGAGGGGATTATAGGTCAGGCTGCAATTTGTTTCGACTGGCATAGCTCCGGCAGATTAGCCCTCACCAGCGCCTCAGCGAACGGCGGCGGCACCGCATTGCCACATCGCGCAACCTGCTTGTCCTTAGCATACTTCTTACCCCGATAGTCCTGGTCGATGATGTACCACTCAGGGAATCCCTGAGCGCGGTATAGCTCGTGCGGTTGCAGCATACGCATGCCAATATCAACTATGCGGTAAGTTATGCCGTCAACTGTCACCAGCCCGTCGCAATCCTCGCCGCAGTATTTCCGCAGAAACTCAAGCGTCTGCTGCGCGCGATGTTCGTCGTATTCATCGACAGCAAGAGTGGTTTTTACCTCCCCTACGTGCAGCCCGCCCGCCGTCACCGTTGGCATTGGCTCGCTGGTTGGCTGCCCATCGCGGCATGTTCCACGCAGTTTCACCAGATGAGAGGCAACTACTGCATGATGGTCGACGGTGGTCACTGAGTGCGCGGGTTCATCCATACTGACACCCGGCCCCGTATAGTTACCGCCGTTGTGTTTAGCCAGGAACGCGCTCACCGTCGCGAATTTATTACCACCTGCAGTAACAGTCCCCAGAGGGTTATCCAGTCGCAGCACACGCGGTTCTTGTCCAGGGCGTTCGCCATAACCCATCTGAATCAGCGTAGGCGTCACCAGTTGAGATTTACCGCCACCACCAGCTGTGATGGTTGCGCTCGGTTCGTCTGCCCGGTGTCCGACACTGGCCCCAAACTGGCGGGCTATCACTGGCGCAACCAGACAGGCGCGGGATTGCTTCAGAATGGTGTGAGCAGGTTTATCCAGCGGGCGCGGTTTAGCCTGGTATTCACTGCCACCATTACCGGCCAGGAACGGTGTCAGTGCAGCCTCAACAATCCCGAGTGCATGCCCATTCCCGCCCGGGCGTTTTGATGTACCAGCAGTTACCGTCGGTACCGGTTCGGTAACGGGCTGCCCGGTTGCGCCGGTACGGAACTTTGTCAGGTGTGGAACGGCTAACGCGTAGCCATGGGTTTTGGTAATGGTCTGCAATGGCTCACTCAGTGCCTGCCCACGGAAACAGTCGTATTTCCCTTTGGTCGTAGTGTGATTGCATTTCACGATGAACGGCGACGCACTGTCGATAACAAAGCGCTGTATACCGCGCGCGATGCGCTTCAGGGTATTTTCTGCCAGCGGTTTTTTGCGGTCGAATATCGATGGGGCCGGAATTGACCAGTCGATACACTCCGCAGCTGTACGCCATGGCGCCAGCCTGCCAGCCTGAACCGCAGGTGATCTCGGATCCCCATGCGTTGGTTCCGGCCACACAATCGGCTTCCCATCGCGGCGCATGACCATGAAGAAACGTTTTCTGATTGTCGGTGCGCCGTAGTCGCAGGCGCGCAGTTCGCGATACTCAACGACATAGCCCAGACCTTTAACCAGTCGAGCTGCATCCTCACTATCAAGTGAAATATTCAAAAACTCGCAGCATTCTGCCAGCGCCGGATGGTTAGCCGGGATGCCTGTTGTCAGCATGCCGATGAATGCCTCGAAAGTTTCGCCTGCGCGGTCCGGGTCCGGTCGCATTTCACCGGCCAGTAATGGCCCCCACGTTTTAAACTCTTCGACGTTCTCCAGTTTCATGACCCGCGGCTCAACATCCAGCCCCCAGCGCAATACTACCCAAGCCAGTCCACGGATCGCTTTCTCGACAGGTTTAGCGCCTTTAGCTTTAGAAAAATGGCGGCAATCTGGAGAAAACCACGCCAGCGCCACCGGACGGCCTGCGGTAGCTACCTTTGGTCGAACCTCATACACGGACTCGCAATAGTGCAATGTATCAGGGTGGTTCGTTGTATGCATCGCCACGGCGTTCTCGTCGTGGTTAATAGCAATATCAACGCTGCGGCCGATCGCCATTTCAATACCGGTTGATGCGCCACCGCCACCAGCAAAGTTATCAACGATGATTTCTCTCACTCGTATTTCTCCATAGCGATGGCCAGTGACCGGGCCGCAGCGATAATCGACGGTACCGGCATTTTCTCCAGCCACATCCGGTTGATGTGATGCTTCAGACGGCGCTGGTGATGTGCCGGGAGATCTCCGGCACTTTCAATCTGGCTATATACCATTCCTACTTCGGCAGGCCAGACAGTTTCCTCAACATTCACCAGCAGCAGGTTTTCCAGCTCAATTATCCGGTTCGTGGCATATTGCAGTAGCTGATCCATCACTTCGTCTCCCGCCATGCCCGCTTATTACATCTCGGGAAGCGTTCTAGCCTCCATATCCAAATCATCCACAACATCTTATTAAATTCAGGTAGTGCCCGATAATCATCAGCACTCATTTCGAGGGCCTTGAATCGCCACTTTGCCACCTTGACCACCCGCCACAGCATCACCATACAAAACAGAGTGCAAACAACAAGGAAACCGAAAAAAAGATAAGTACTCACCTCACTCCTCCTGCTGCGGTGCTGCTGGCAGTGGCATCCAATGGGTTACCAATATGTGCTCTATACAGCATGCGGCGGCCACATCTACTCTGTCGAAAAACAGCCCTGAATGCTCATCAAAGAACGATACAAAGCAATGCCCCATCCTGTTCCTGGTTAGAACCTCCTGCTCGTCTTCCGGCATCCGCTCGCTGCACTTAATCCAGCCATCCTGAATCACCGGAGAGTTGCCATCGGATAATGGCATATCCGGCCCCTTGCGTATCGCCTTTGACAATTCGATAGGGTCATCGTAAAGCCAGTCGCCAGTTTCCGGATGATTTGCTTTTGCCAGTTGTGCTGCCCATTCCAGCCCGTCTTTGTGCCCTTGCAGGTAGTCCAGCGGTAATTCATCGCAATTACTTGCAGGTTCGGCACCCTGAAGCATGGCGGCGCGGCAAGCGTTCCAGCCCTCCCACATCCTAACGAAATCATGGGCTAACCATGCGGAATATGCCGTTACTGCATATCCGGTACCGCAGCGGGTGACATGCTTCGGCATTTTGAATGTTCGCTCGAATGCATCTCGCGGATCTTCATCCGGCACTACCGGCGCTGGCTGCGAACTACCAACGAGTCGCGTTATTTCCGCTTCCAGACACGAGCCTAAAACCGTTTCAGTGCAATGCTCAGCCCATTCATTGGTTTCTAATAACCCAATGATGTTGCGCACATCGTCATCTACGCCGGTTTGTGCTGGCTGCGCGTGGCGATAGAGCGGGATACGCCTGTTATCTGGAACCTTGTCGCCTTCGGAAATTTGATACCAGTTCAGTGGCCCGTCCTCATAAAATTCACCAACAGGCTCGCTGTCCATCGCGGCCAGTGCCATGCGTGCCAGTGCAGAAGCATCACCACATTGCACATGGTCAGTGTCTGCAATTTTTTCCAGTTCTTCTCTGGTAAATTCATTCATCGCAATACGTCCTCCACGCTGATTAATCCTTTACGGCTCAGGTAGTCCATTGCATCATTCTGCAACTTACTGTCAGGGTTAGCTTTTCTCAGTGAGTGGGCTAAACGCTTAACCCACATAACAAGTTCGTCCGTCTGTTTGTTGTCCGACGCTAGCGGGGCAGCGTAGAGGGGCGTCGAATGAAGGCCTAATATCCCCTCGGCATTGGCGACATAGCCGCCGTCTGTGGTTAATTTGTCACCAGTGCGAGCGTGAACTATCCACGCCACAGGCTCAGCACCAAACGCAGCAATAGCCCCATCAATCACCTTCACAGCATCAGCCATTGCGTAGCCGAGATTACCACCGTCACTTTGTGCTGTTGCTTTGCTGAGTATTTCGCGTATCTGGTGCAGGCGATCGATTGATACAGGACCGTGCGCCGGGTGGTTGTTAGTCATGCTTTATGCTCCTGCTTACGGTTAGAACGACATACCAACGCGTAGAAGTTCATGTCGCAAATAAGTGCTACGCGCATTTCTGCCGTAAAGCGAAAGCCGAGTTTATTTGACTTGCCGACTGACCGCCTACGCTTTCGCATTATCTTGCGTACGTGCGCAGCATTCACTTCAACCTGACGATGCCTCGAGGCGTAAACGCCCTTTGGTGGTATTTTTCGCGCCTGTTTCTGATACGCGGTTAACAGGTCATGTACGTCTGTAGATTTGCTCATATCTCACTCCCCCTTCACGCCAATGCCAGCGGCGCGGTCGATTACTGCCTGTGCATCATCGATTTCACGGTTATACCCTTCCGTATCATCAGCAATGCCATATTCCCAGCCGGTTTTCAGGCCGCTCAGGAAACATTTGTCTCGAGCAATTTGCAGTTCTGCTATGCGCTTCTCTGCGGCTTCCAGCTCATCCAGCATTGCCAAGACGTTTTTATGGTGCACGCATTGAAGGTAATAAAACCATTCGTCATCAGTTCGCCCATCACGTGCTACAGCGATTGCTGCACGGCGAATATCAGCCAGCTTCTGTTTGTTGAGTGCTGTCATTGGGATGCCTCCCAGCAGATTTGAACCGCATAACTGCTTTTCACTCGCTTCACTGCACCGAGAGTCTCAAGTTTTTTCAGGCGCCGAATTACATACGCTGTCTTGATGCCCTTGTAGTTATCGCGTAACCAGTGAGTGACCACATAGGTCATGCAATTGCCATGGTCACGAAGCACCTGAATGATTTCTTCATCGGTTGGTTTACTCATAGCACGGCCCCTTTGCGAAGTTTGGCGGCTCGATTGCTGGCCTGCTGGAGAACCATCTTCCAACCAACAACCTCATGCATATCTTGTGAACAACGCTGATTTGAAAACTTGACCAACATTGTTTCAGCCACGCCAGCTAAGCTATCAAGTTCGCTGGCCAGCACTTCAGCCAGGAAAGCGTCGGTAGCTGGCATAAACAATGCTGATTTAGCATCAAACATAAGTGATTTTGCGGGGTTGATTGACTTCTCTTCTGGAGAAATACCACTCATTGCAAATTGATTGACCATGCGTTCAACCACTTCACGCAATGCTGCATTGTCTACCGCCAGGGCCTCGCTATGCGTATTCTGCTTTTCATTCTCCCCCGCCAGCTCCCTGCACTTGCTCTCGGCGTTAGCGAGCTGTACTGCCATGTCTGTGACTTCAGCTTCAAGGTTTTCAGTGTATTCAATCAGGAGATCGATTCTTTCCGGCGTTACGGTTTTAACGTATTTGCAAATCGATGACGCATAATTATCATCCTGGAGTGTGCCAGCCAGGCCATTACAAAATTTCCGATTCCCTTTTGTCGCCTTGATATCGGCGATAATTTTTTTAACGTCTGGTTTCATGCTGATGCTCTCCCGTAAAACGCCAGTACACGCTGCATAGCCGGACTTGTGCGGCAAACTGATGTGACCATGTTTCTTCTCACTTTCGATTTGATCTGCTTAATGTTCAACTCCCCGCCAGGCTGATACATGTAGACAGGGCGATGCGGCTCGCCAGTGCGGATTACTACCGCTCTGCGTACCAGGTGAAGCAGCAGGTTGTGTGCCTTCTTGCAGTCGCATCCCAGCAGTCTCTGAACCTGACGCGGCGTTACGGTCTGGTTAACCTGAAGAAAATCGACAATTGCCCACAGTGATTTGCTTGCCATAGTGATTTGCCCTCGAAGTTATTTAACGATCCGGAGATGGCTAACGTTCTTGCGATAGCTGCCCCAGTCAAAGTTCACCCACATTCCGCCATCCATCTGGAGACGGTCGATAACCCGCGCGCCCAACGCTCCGAGAAGTTCTTCGTGGTTCAGGTTCGTCAGGATCCCCACCGGACGCATCGACGACAGGCGACGGTCGATAACCTGATTCAGAATGACTTTCTCGCCGTTGCTTCCGCGCTGAATACCGACTTCATCCAGTACCAGCAGATCGACTTTGCAGAGGTCATCCAGAAGTGAAGCCTCTGACTGGCCACCGTCGTAGCACTCGCGAACACGCAGCATCAGGTCAGGGATAGTCACTACCAGTACGCTATGCCCGCCAGAAAGCAGATGATTTCCGATTGCCGCAGCGAGATGGTTTTTCCCGGTACCCGGACCACCGCTAAACACGAAACTTGCGAACCCAGCGCCGAAATTTTGTGCGTAGCTCTTTGCCATCGTGAAGGCTTTGCGCTGACCTTCCCCGGAAACCTGATAATTCGCGAACGTGCAGCTGCGGTGCAGGCTTTGAATTCCTGAGCGGCCGAAGATTTTCTCTGTGCGCGCTTTCTGATTCAGCTTGTCGAGCTCTTCGCAATGTTTCAGTCCTTCTTCCCGTTGCCACGCCAGAAGCTCTGCTGCGCTGGTGAACTTAGGCTGAACGCCTGGCGGTATGAGTTTTTTCAGGCGCTCAAGAGCACTGCCGGAATTAACAATGTTTTTCACCGTTACCCCCTGAATCCGGTTGGGATGGTTTTATCTGGCTCAGAAATTCGGTTGGGATCTCGCTGTCCAACATGGACGGTCCTTTGGCCGTGACCACGCGATTGCAACAGACTGTTGGCAAAGGTCTGCTCCCAAGCCAACTGGTGTTTAACCTTGCCGTCAGGTATCCAGTAATCACGGAATTGCTGAAGTTCTTCAGCGGTGTAACCCGGCTCAGTGCCGACGTTCTTACCCCAGAGCGCAGCCTGACGCACGAAGTCTGGAGACGGGGTCCATGAGTCAGTGATCGGAAATTTACCCAATGGGCCAAAATCCAGACCGGGCCCAAAATCCTCGTTCTGAGGTTTGGGAGGGATAGCTGGCAGAGGTGGGTGATTTCCAGAAATATCATCCCCAGAATGACTTCCGCCCGCGCGTTCTCTCTCTGGGTTTAGATCTTCTCTTCTCTTCTCTTCTCTGTGGTTACTCGTTACGTTATTAGTAACGTAACGAGTAACGTTACTTTCCTGGAGTTTTTTCCGTTCACGAAACTCCTTCTGGCGCTGCGCATTTGTCTTGGCCGTAGCTGAGCGCATATCACCTGACGTATTGTATTCATTGAAGTTTGGAAGAATGACGCAGTTATTCTCCGCATCATAAATGGCCCAGCCTACGGTTGATAATGCAGCCCCAAAACCGGGTACTCCGACAATATCATCGATATCAGACAGGTCTGCATTTTCAAATACACCGTTACGCGAGTGTTCATTTGCCGCAGACCAAAACGTTACTAGTAACGACACCGTAACGTTACGGGTTACGTTACGCGTTACAACGTCTGATAACGTGGTGTTATGCGAAAGTGTGAACATTTTTCCCACCTCCGGTGAACGCTCCAGTATTCGCGCAATTCCGTTCACCTTCGGGCTGGTGACCAGTGATGTACGCATCTTTATCCAGTCCCCGGCCATTAAGTCCTCCTGAAGAATAATTAAGGGAAGATTTATCCAGTCGCGGTCCGACACGCTGGCAAAACAATTTGTGGTTAGGCATACTTACCCCGCAATGATTTCGCAATGAATTGCACCAGAAAGCCGTTGGTGTTCGCGCACCGCGGCTTTCGCCATTTTTGAACCGGTCATATAGCCCCCAGCATCATCTGCACCATCTCCATCAGCGGACCAGTTAACCCAGGGTCAACGCGATACATCTCCACGATCCCCTCGCTCAACTCTTTCAGCTTCTGATGCCGTGGCGCATCCAGCGCGACGGCAATCTTTGCTTCACTGGTTTCTTTCTCCATACGCGCCAGGCGAGCCATGATGTTGTCCTCTGGCAGCAGGCGATTGCGAAACTCAATCGGTAGAACCGCGAGGATTGCCGGCGTCAGCTGGCGGACGTTCTCGCGGTACCGTTCGCTGTTGAAATGGTTATCCAGGAAGCGGAACAGCTTTTGGCGCTTTCGGCAGAGATCGTCAGGGAAAGTGATGTCATCACCACCCTGCGCCTGGTACTCTTCGATGATCAGAGCCGTAACTACGTCCTGACCATCTGCGCCCGCCCAGGAGCGGACCGCGTCACGAATGGCATCATGTTTATCGCCATGCTCTTGTTGAGCACGATTTATCATCGCGGACGAATGGAATCCGGTATTTTGTTGGTACGTAAGTGATTGCATAGTGCTTTCCCTTTCGTGGTTAGAATTAGCTGTTATTTGAACCAAGCAACAAGGCGAGATCTGGACGAATATCAGCGGGTTTAACCCCCCCGTTTGTTGCTGACACGATTTTCATAACGTATCGCGCATCAATGCCGCCCCCATGCAGCCACCGCCAAACTGTTGGCTGAGCTACGCCGCAGAGATCTGCGAGTTTCTTTTGACTGCCAGCAATATCGATGGCGCGCTGGATGATTTCATTGGTCATTTTTCAATTCCTAAAAGTATTGAGCCAAACAATAATAGCAATGCGTATTACCCATAGCAATAGCAAAACGTGTTTTGACCCTCAATACGCAAGCGTATAAATTAAAAATTATGAAAAAAGAAACTCTTGCTGAACGCCTGAATCAGGCAATGGAACAGTCCGGGATGTCTCAGGGCGCTCTTGCGAAGGCGTCAGGAGTTGCTCAGCCAACCATCTGGAGACTAACGAGCGGCAATGCTCGCGGTTCGACAAAGATTGTAGAAATTGCGAATGCACTCGGGGTTAGAACTGAGTGGTTGTCTACAGGCATAGGTCCAATGAGGGCTGACGGCCAGCAACCAACTTCCATTACTCCTGTAAAAGTTGATCCAAGTATCTTCAGGGTTGACGTGCTCGACCTAACGGTCAGCGCTGGACCGGGCGTGATCAATAGTGAGTTCGTGGAGGTGCTTCGCTCCGTGGAGTACTCAGTAGAAGATGCGCGTCAGATGTTTAATGGTCGTAAACAGGAACAGATCCGCATCATCAACGTCCGCGGAGACAGCATGTCTGGCACGATAGAGCCGGGTGATCTGCTTTTTGTCGATATCAGCATCCAACACTTTGATGGTGATGGAATTTACGCTTTCCTGTACGACGAAACAGCTCATGTTAAGCGACTTCAGAAGATGAAAGACAAACTACTGGTAATCTCAGACAACCAGACCTATCGCCCGTGGGAGCCAATTGAGAAGGAAGAGATGAACAAAATCTTCGTGTTCGGAAAGGTAATCGGCAGCATGCCGCAGACGTATAGAAAACATGGATAGACAGGTGTCTTTATGAGAATTGGAATCGCCTTTCCAGTGATAGTGTTCATCGTTGCAGTAGTGTTTCTTACGTGGTTCATCGTAGGTGGGTATGTCACGCCGGGTGCATAGTGGCAATCGAGTAACGTCCCAGACGTACAGGAAGCATGGGTAAGAAGTTGCCTGAATCACCGCAGGAAATGGTTTTTTCTCCATCCGCCTGAAAGAGCTGGATGCTATGTACGAGAAGTACATGAAGAGAAGGATTCGTTTGCAGGGGGATTGAGGGATTATGCATCACGCTGAATTAGTTATTTTTTCGTCTAGCGCGGTAGGATCTGTCTCGAATATTCACAAAAAGTAAATTTTGTGACTTGCCAGAAGTTACCTTTTGGGTAAACTTCAAGTGACTCCGGCAAAAGTTACTTTTGCCATTCTTGTTCTTTAAGGATGCGAGGAGGATCTATGAGGTCATTTATGGATAACAAAAATTCGTTCCGACGTACTTTAGAGCCAACAATCGAACGCTTTGTATCAGCGGAACATGTCGCTTCATTAAGCCGTTCGCAGTACGAAAACATTGATCGTATAGAGTTTTCCCCTCCCAAAATGGGTGACTCTACATTTGGTAAGTTCAAAGTGACTTACAAAACCCCTGTATTATGCGAACTTAATAGATGACAGACACAAGTACGGAAGTTGTTCCTCAACAGGAAGTTCAAGCGCAAAAAGAGCGCAAACCAAATCCAATCGCCGCAATCGAAAAATTTGTCGAAGTTCAAACTAAAGAAATTGAACTTAAAGAGAAAGAATTGGATTTCAAGACTCATGAGCTTGAGATTAGACGACAAGAGATTGAAAGCAATAAAGAAATAGCTTTAAAGTCAATTGACGCCCAGAAAGAAGACAGAGCAACTCAAGCTACGATTTTCAGCGGAGTAGAGACGAAAAAAGTTTATTTCAAATATATTGTGACGATTGCAGTTGCAGTTGTGGTCATCGTTTCCATGTATACAGGAAATGCTCAATACGCTATAGAGCTGGCCAAGATTGGCGGCGGTGTGCTAGCGGGGTGGTTGGCAGGTGTATACAAAGGCAAATCCGATCAGTTGGAACGTAGCTCGACACAAAAAAGCGAAGATTAACCCGGCCACCGCGCCGGGTTTTTATTGCCCCTTCCTCACGAACTCCGCAGCATCCCTCAGTAATCCCTTGTGGATCACATTCCCTACAGCCTTACGCTTAGCTTCCAGCTGGTCGACAATAGCGTCACGGTCAATCACCACACCATCGATTATTAACTCAACCACCGCCCCGCCAATCTCGCCAGCTATGAAAGCCGCCCGATCTTCCAGTAGTTCATCACGTGACATATCCATACCTAAGCCCATAACAATACCCTGTTTGGTGTTTTTTTGAGCATAACATACACCTTTCGAAAAAATAAATTCCTTTCGCTATCAATATTTTAATACTTATTTTAGCCGATAAATAGCAATGCGTATTGATATGTTTAATACGTATTGCTATTATCACCTCATCGCGAAACACTAAGCGCATCAAGTTCAAACGTTCCGCCAGCCTGGCGACAAGGGCAAAGCACAAAAGTGAGCTTCGCGGTGGTGAATTGCCGAGTTAAAACGCTCAACCGTGAAGATCAGCGTCACGGCACCACCAGCGAAGTTCACTCAGAAAAACTGGAGAACATCATGGTTCATCAGCACTACGGTACACAGACAGTAAACCGCGGCGCAGTTCAGCCTGGAATGCTCGTCAAACACAAAGACTCAACCTGGACAGCATCAGCTAATGCTCGTGGTCGTTTGTATCTGCATCGAGGCGTTGAGATGACTTACACCAGGGATTTGCTGGTTGAAGTTTATCTGAACGGTCTGGGACATGGACTCAGTCACTAGCGGAGGTCGTCATGGTAGACAAGAAATGCGGTTACTGCGGTAAGCCGGTTAAACCGGAAGAAGTAATCAAAAGCACCCTTCTCTATCGCAACGGCTCACAGCTGGCGCGTAAAGAGAAAGAGTATTGCTCCAAACGTTGCGCTTCGCACGACCAAATGGCTCACGAAGGCTAACGTAAAACCCGCGCAAGGCGGGATCTACGTCCGGTGGTACCGACCAAAGTTACACCGGAAACAACATTAAAACCAAAGTTAACCCAATGGGCGCTATCAATGGTCCGGGGATTCTAACACCCAAAAATGAGGATCTCACATGGAATTTCCATATGTAGTTAAAGCCACGCAAAAGTCGGGAAAGCCTGATGCTTTTGTCTGGTTCACTGCAAAAACAGAGGCTCGCGCCAACCTGATGCTGGATGTTGCGCTGGAAGATGCAGGCATCGAAACAGGTCGGGGTAAGGACTACGCCAAACCGATTCGCACTGATTTCCCAGTTGTTGATGACCTGCCAGAAGAAGGTGAAGTTGATTTCACCTGGTGTGATCGTTACGAACTGGCAGAAGACCAGCGCACCTGGAATGTTAAACCACAGGCTGAAGATGAGTCTGTCGACGACGCGGATACTGAAGACAGCGCCGCAGAAGAATCTCAGCAGACAGAGCAGCCAAACCTGATCGTCGTTGCCACCCTGCCATTTCGTCAGCGCGTACTGGCTCAGTTCATCGGTGATGGTGAATATCTCTATCACGTCGACGCTGGGCAGAAAAACGAGATTGTCCGCCTTGAGATGGACACTGATGACACGTACATCCAGAACCTGCTGCTGGCTGCTGAGAATGTGGAGGCATTCAAAAAAGCCATTGAGCACGATATTCATAAAGTCGTGAATGCTGTTATGACTGTCTTCCCTGTCGACGGTAAAAAACCGGAGCTGGCAACCGTTATCCAGTTCCTGACGGTGTGGTTCAAAACTGAATACATCGATCGCGGCCTGCTGGTCAAGGAATGGCAGAAAGGCAACCGTGTAACAACCATTAATCGCACACCTACAGGTGCGAACGCCGGTGGCGGTATTGCCTCTGACCGCAAATTCCCGCAAACCATTCTCGGGCTGGAGCATGAAATTGCTCTGGCGTTACGTGCCCGTGACCGCGAATTTGATATTTACAACGTCCCGCTGGATATAGAACTACAGGCAAACTCCATCATGAATAAGATGGACGATCCCGAATGGCTGGCGACTCGAGAGAGATTCGTTTCAATGCCTGGTAGCCTGGACTACTCACGTGCCTGCATTATCGCAACAGTAAAAACCACACCAGAAGGGCTTTATGCTAATCCTGTAAAACACCAAGAATATTTGAATAGAGTACTGACGGAAACCGACCACGCCAACCCAGATCCATTGCTCGTTGATATAGCCTGCGGTCGTTCGTCTATGCCTGTACCTATGAAACAGGAAAAAGTAACAGCTGAAGAGGTAAACAAAATTCTTGCAGCTTCCCGCGGCGAATATGTTGAGGGGATTAGTGACGCTACAGACCCGAAATGGATCACAGAAGACCTCGCATCAACCGCCCAACAAAAAGATGACCGTTCACCACTTAATGAGGAAACCACCAGCAATGTGCAGATGGAAGAAACTGTCAGTGATGAAGAACAGACTGGTAATGAAGTGCAGTCAGGCGAAAGCAGTCTGGAAACTGGTGAAGAGTCACATACCGGCCAGCAAGCCGATGTAAACCAGAATACAGATTCTGTCGCCCAAAATTGCGGTTCTGTAAACCAGACTAAACCAGTTTTGGCGCAAACCGAACCCGAAGCGCAATCTGACGAACCAGCTGTTGTTTACCCCGCTTACTTCGAGCCAGGCCGCTATGAAGGTCTGCCGAACGAGGTTTATCACGCAGCCAACGGTATCAGCTCTACCCAGGTGAAAGATGCGCGTGTGTCGCTGATGTACTTCAATGCGCGCCACGTAGAGAAAACCATTATCAAAGAACGTTCTCCAGTTCTGGACATGGGTAACCTGGTGCATGCGCTGGCGTTGCAGCCCGAGCTGCTTGATGAAGAATTTAGCGTTGAACCGGTTATTCCAGAAGGCGCATTTACCACCACGGCAACGATCCGCGCGTTTATCGATGAGTACAACGCCAGCCTGCCAGCGCTGCTGAGTGCAGATGATATCAAAGCCTTGCTCGAAGAATACAACGCCACACTGCCTGCACAGATGCCGCTGGGTGGTTCAGCCGAGGAAACTGGCCAGAGCTATATGTCGCTGCCAGAAGAGTACCAGCGTCTCGAAGCGGACAAGAAGCAGACCGCCTCAGCGATGAAAGCCTGCATCAAGGAATACAACGCCACTCTGCCTGCTCAGGTGAAAACCAGCGGTAGTCGTGATGCGTTACTCGAGCAGCTGGCAATCATCAATCCCGACCTGGTGGCCCAGGAAGCGCAGAAGCCGCAACCGCTGAAAGTGTCCGGTACCAAATCAGACCTGATACAGGCCGTGAAGTCTGTTAATCCGGACGCCGTCTTCGCCGACGAATTGCTGGATGCCTGGCGTGAGAATCCGCAAGGAAAAGTGCTGGTCACCCGCCAGCAACTGTGCACCGCACTGGCCATTCAGAAAGCCCTGCTCCAGCACCCAACCGCCGGGATGCTACTCCAGCACCCGAGCCGCGCCGTGGAGGTCAGCTACTTTGGTTTTGACGACGAAACTGGGCTTGAAGTCCGCGTTCGTCCAGACCTTGAGATCGATCTGGACGGAGTGCGCATCGGTGCCGACCTGAAAACCATCAGCATGTGGAACATTAAGCAGGAAGGCCTGCGCGCCAAACTGCACCGCGAAATCATCGACCGTGACTACCACCTGAGCGCGGCTATGTATTGCGAGACCGCAGCACTGGATCAGTTCTTCTGGATTTTCGTCAACAAAGACGAGAACTACCACTGGATCGCCATCATTGAGGCATCAACCGAACTGCTGGAACTGGGCATGCTCGAGTACCGCAAGGCGATGCGCGCTATCGCTACCGGTTTTGACACTGGCGAGTGGCCAGCGCCGATCACCGCAGACTACACCGACGAACTGAACGACTTCGACCTGCGCCGCCTTGAAGCGCTGCGTACTCAGGCATAAGGGGAAAAGAACATGTCTACTGCAATTACTACCAACGAAAACAAGACGCAAATGATCGATAACATCTCAATTTTGACTAATGGGGAACTTTTCGACCGCCTACGCACCTTGTCGACAGTGATGGCAAATAGTGGCGCTTTTGTACCTGACCACTTCCGCGGAAAACCAGATGCCTGCATGGCTGTGGTCATGCAGGCCGCACGATGGGGTATGGACCCCTTTGCCGTAGCTCAGAAGACCCACATCGTCGGTAATAGCGGAGTGTTGGGTTACGAAGCTCAACTGGTTAATGCGGTTGTTACCAACATGTCGCCTACAAAAGATCGCCTTCATTACGATTGGTTTGGCCCATGGGAAAACATCATTGGTCGATTTGTAGAGAGAACCAGTTCTAAAGGCAATAAGTACATCGCGCCCGGTTGGGATTTAAAGGATGAGGCCGGTGTAGGAATTCGTGTGTGGGCAACGATGAAAGGCGAGGATGAGCCACGCGAACTGGTACTCATGCTTTCTCAGGCTCAGGTTCGTAATTCGACACTATGGGCAAGTGATCCGCGTCAGCAGCTCGCTTATCTCGCGGTAAAGCGCTGGGCTCGCTTGTACTGCCCTGATGTGATTCTTGGTGTTTACAGTGCCGATGAAGTCGAAGAACGAGAAGAAAAAGTTATTAACCCTGGCTCAGCCCAACGAATGAGCGTTGCTGAAATCGCAGGTGACACCGTCACAACTACGCAAAGCGCACACGAATCGTCGGTAAATATCGACGCTCTTGCCGATGATTTCCGCGAGCGCATCGAGGCAGCACAGGATGTTGATAGCGCCAAAGCACTGCGTGCTGATATCGAAAGCGCGAAGGCCACGCTCGGATCTGCCCTGTTCACCGAGCTGAAGAATAAGGCAGTGAAGCGCTACTACCTGGTTGATTCACGTAACAAGGTTGAAGCCGCGATAAACTCCCTGCCGTCTCCGGATGAACCGGATGCAGCTGAACGGTTTGGGGAAGTTGAGCGAGCTCTTGCAACGGCGAAACGTCATCTGGGCGACGAACTGCACGATCAGTTCAGCATCACCTTGGCGGATATGAAACCGGAATACGTGGCCTAAGGGAGGCGGGAGGGCGAACCCTCCCGGTAACGAGATGAGTAAATCTTTAAACGCACGCTGCATCCGCCGCTGGGAAATTGAGTTCAAAGGACGTTGCGATTCGAAAGTAAGTCCTTGGTGGCGCAAACAGCACCTTCGCGGTTACATCCGGGAATGCGCCCTGACAACAGCCGACTGCATGGTTGAGCGTATGGCTGAGGACAACGCTCTGGTTGATTTTCAAGGTAATGGTCTCGGCTGGTCGCCGGAGTTCTCTGCCTGGTACCACGAACGCCGAGAACAGTATCTCAAAGAGGCGCGCGACTATCTAAACGAAGACGCCACCAATGACGAGATCGACGAGGAAATCCAGAACGAGCTGGAGGCCTGGAATGACTGAGCTGAATTATAACCCGGCAGACCCCGACAAAATGCAACTCCCGAAGGGTAAGACCTGCGGCGACTGCGCCCATATCCGTCGCTGTAAGGCAATTTTCGGGCATACCGAAACCGATGCATATTGCGATTGGTCGCCGTCCCGAGCGGTTTTCCATCAACCATCCAATCCAGAAGGCGGTGACCATGCGATTAATTAACCGCGGAAATCAGCAATCCCCTCTAGCGCGTCAGGCATGCGACATAGCACTGGCCACTCATGCAGAACGTTACGGCGACTATGGCCGCAGCAAGATGAAGGAGACGTACACGGTGAGAGTTGAAGGTGTGAAGGTCTGGGTGGAAGTGGTTAACCGTAAAGCCAGCTACGTGGCCACGGCGATGACAGGTATGCGCCGGCTGCGCGCGCTACCGGGTCAGGTTTCTTGATAACGATATTTCATTAACAGTTTTCCGGCAGCTCTATAATGAGTTGCCGGATCCGGAGGTAGTATGGCCAAGCTTCTTAATCTGCAGGAATGGGCGAATTCGACTTATTCAACCCCGCCGTCTCTTTCAACACTTCGCCGCTGGGCGCGGGAGGGGCGCATTTACCCTGCTCCGGAACTTCACGGCAAAGAATATAAGGTTCAGCCTGACGCCATCTATGTGGATCCGAGCAAGAAGAACCTTCGCCCCAAATCAAAACGCTTATCGCTGCCAACTGGCGGCACTCTACTGGAGAGACTGACTCATGGCGAAAAGGCCAGTACGTTACGACGCTAACCTGCCCCGTAACCTGACCTATCGTAAAAGAGACAGGCTTTATAGCTGGCGAAACCCGATTACCGGTCAAGAATTATCTCTTGGCCGGATCGACAGAAAGGACGCCATTTCTCAGGCCATCGAGGCCAACAACTACATCGACCAAAATTACCTTCCGTCAGCGCTGCTTGACCGCATAAAGGAAACACCAACGTTTACGGTTAAAGCGTGGCTCGAGCGCTACGAAGTAATTCTTGAGCGAAGAGAATTGAAGCCCAACACGATGAAGGTCAGGCGCAATCAGATCGCCACTATCAGTGATGAATTCGGACGTATGCCGCTATCGTCGGTCAGCACGAAGGATGTATCTACTTTCCTGGAGAGTTACATACTCTGCGATAAGAAGAGCATGGCCTCTGGCCTGCGTTCTGTATTGTTGGATATATTCAGGGAGGCGATTGTCGAGGGACATATTGAAAGGAACCCGGCAGAGCCGACAAGAACGCCGACGCCAAAAGTGAAGCGTGAGCGTCTTTTGCTCGAGCAGTTTGAGATAATAAGGGATGCCGCAACCGCTCATTCTGGATGGGCTGCAAATGCATGTGACCTGGCGCTGGTCACAGGGCAGAGAAGAGAGGACGTATCGCTGTTCAGATTCAGCGATATCAGGGATGGAAGATTGTTTGTCACGCAGGAAAAGACAGGTCACAAATTGGCGTTGCCACTTGATTTGCGACTGGACTCTGCTGATTTGGTATTGCAGGATGTTATTGACCGTTGTCGTAAAAACAACCCGTCAGACTTCATGCTTTATTCTGCGGTAAGGCGTGGTGGCAGGAAGCCAGGTCCGTTAACTCCGGACGGAATTACCCAAGCATTTTCTGATATCAGGGATTCTACAGAGTTAAAGTTTGGCCCCAACCCTCCCCCGTTCCATGAGATCAGGAGCTTGTCGAGCAGACTCTATGAAAGAGAGCGCGGAGAGGATTTCGCACAGAGACTGCTGGGGCATAAAAATTTAACAATGACCAAAAAATACCTGGACGCACGTGGTGCAGAATATGTTATGGTTTAGACAGGATATGGAAATTTCGAGTAATTTTCGTGGGATTTCGTGAAGTCACCGAAAAAACCAAATGAAAACAGATAGATAAAAAGAGACCGAATACGATTCCTGTATTCGGTCCAGGGAAATGGCTCTTGGGAGAGAGCCGTGCGCTAAAAGTTGGCATTAATGCAGGCTAAGTTACCCTGCCATTTAAGAATAGATGACAGCGCCAGGTTTTCCAGTCCGCGACTAAAGTGGCCGGAAAAAAAGGACGTTTGTTACACATCCAAACGCAAAAACCGCAAGTTCTCGTGCGAGAACCTTGCGGTTTTTTATTGGAAATCAGAGCGCTACATCTGACAATTAGCAGAGCTTTTCTGCACGCTCCACAAACGGTGCCAGGCTCATTTTTTCGCCCGGTTTCGCCGGATCATCAATCTGGATAATCTCGATCGGCTTTGCCGTGGTTTTTCCGCTCTCCATCTGCTGTCTGGCAACATCATTCAACGGGTATTGCACCAGCGTACTGGGATTGATGACATACAGCGCGTTACCCGGGCGGCAGGTCAGCATCACCTCTTCCCGATTAAACGCCCACTTATCTTTGCCAACCTCAAAACGGCTGACGGTAATGACCTGCGGCGCAGCCAGCGCGGCTCCGGAGCTTGCCAGGAGTAATAAAGAGATAATGATTTTTTTCAT